CTATGGCCCAATAAGCGCGTCGTAGTCTCGTTCACACCCGATGCCGGCTAATCGGGCAGCATCGGCGTACTCAGCCAGGAGTCCCGCTCTTTTATCAGCCCGGCTGAACACGTCGGCAAGCACTCCGATGGGATCGCTGGCTGGCGCGACAGCGGGCTCAGCGCCGGGATGCGCGGCGGCGCCACGGGCTGCGGCGACAAGGGCGGCGACACGCTGCTGCAGGCGGTCGCCAGCGCGGCGAGCATCATCAGCATCGGCGCGCGCAGCAGTGATCTGGCTTTGGGTTTCATAGGCGTTTTTCTCCTGGGCCTGGGCCCATTGGGTTTCGCGGTCGCGCACGGCTTGCGCCGCCTTGGCCGTCAGGTCGGCGATGTTGCGCAGGGTCTCGGCCGTCGCCGTGCGAGCGGTGGCCGCGCCGAGTTGGGCTGTGTGCAGGCGCAGGGTCTGCGCCGCCAGCCCTGCGGCGAGCGTCACGGCCAGCAACTGCCAGCCATAGGCCTTGAGCTTGTCAGCGATCATGGTTACCTCCTGCGCATGCGACGTACATGCGGACGATGGTTTGCGTGTGCACCCTACGCTCCTTGCCTGGCGCGCCGGCGCGCAGCTCGGGCAGTGGAGGGCAATCGCGGCTCACCTCAGGGGCGGCCGCACAGCCGGCCAGTAGCGTAGAAAGCAGGATGATGCGGATCATCGGGAGCCCTCCCCTGCCAAGCGCTCATTGGCGCGCTGAATGGTCGAGTTGATCGCCTTGCGGTCTCGCTCCCGCTCAGCAGCGGGCACGCCGGCCGCTTTGGCCGCCTTGCCGGCGATGGTGGCCGCGCCCTGGGCGGTTTCTGCTGCAGCAGCAGCGGTGCCTGCAGCGTGCTCCAACGTACTTGCCGCACGGAACTGGCGCCCAGCGATGGCGTCAAGCGCTACTTGGTGGCTTTGCTGCAGGCGACCGATTTCCTCCAGGTGGGCCTGGCGCGTGCTCTCGGCCGCCAACCAGTAGCCGAGGAATGCTCCGCTACCGACGAGAGTGGCCAACAGCAAGCAGCCCTTGAAAAGGTCCCGGACATGGCGATAGTCAGGCTTTTGCATGGACTTGCTCCGTCAGTTGGCGAACCCGGTTTTCCAGGCTCGAAATTTCTTCGGTGGCCTGCTGCAGCTGCCGCTGCATGCCCTCGAGCTGGCCCTGCAGCTTGCCCATCATGGTGATGGCCTCGTTTCGCTCGCGCGCAAAGTCGTCGGCGCGCTTGTCGGCCAGCGCACGCGCGGCGCGCTCGGCTTCCAACAGCTCCTTGTAGACATTGATCGCCGATACGCGGCCGGCGTCGTCAGCACGGTCCGCGGCGCCGCGGCTCAGGAACTGCCGCAGGAAGATAAATCCGCCAGTGATGGCTGCAGCCGCCGTTGCCAGGACGCCCAACGGGCCGCCCGGCATAGCATTGAGATCAAGTGATTCCATCGCGCGCATCACTCCAACGCCAGGCGCACAGCCTCGGCGATCAGCGCTGCGGGATACGGCTGCTGGCCGTTCTCGTGCTGGACGATGGCAGGCAAAATGCGCTCGAGCATGCGCGCCTGCTGGAGATCGATCTGGTCGTTCACGCCGACGCCCAGCGCCTTCGCCACCTGGCGCGCATAGGCGCCCGTGTCGTTCTCCACCGGCGGCGCCCAGCGGCCGATGATGGCCGCCGGCGTTCTCAGGCCGTGTTTGCGCTGATAGCTCAGCAGCACCTTGGCCAAGGCGCGCAGTCCCCACACAGGCGCGTCGAAGACCACAAAGCGCTTATCGCTCGATTGATCTGCGGCCATGCCCTGCCAGCGCTCGGCGGTGCGGTCGATATTGCCGGGGTTCGAGTTTCGGATGCCCCGGGGAATTTCTGATTGGTTCATTTAGACCTCCTGCGACCAATGCTAGGAACAGCGCAGTAGGTCGACGCATCAGATCGCCACAGTTACCGGTACAGAGCCATGCAGGCCGCCTTCCACCAGCGGAATCTGCTCGTAGACCCACTGGAGAGCGTCAACACCATCCGGCACCGCGAACGGGATCTCGACTGGTGCATGCGACAGCGCGCGCTTGTTGGACTCGAAAGCCGTCTGGCTCACATAGCCCTGCAGCACTGCCTGGCTACCGGGCGTGCCGAGCGTACGCACGGTGTACTGCGCGACCACGAAATGGGTCACGGGCGCGCCGGTATCGGGGTCTTCGACAGAAGCGTGCAAAGCGATGGTCTTGTTGGACATGGTGATTTCCTTTTGAAGTTGCGGATGTACCGCGGGTTGGTTAAACGATTGAGATTGGCCAGTGAATGCCGGCCAGTTGTGCCGCAGTGGTTGCGGCGTTGATCTGAGCGCGCAGCTCGCGCGCCAGTGAGTGCTGACGGTCGACGTGCGCGTCGAGCGCGGCGGCGACCGCCGTCATGTCGGCTGAGTTGAGCTCACGAAAGGTGTTGTCCGCCAGGGTCCACACGCGGACGAACGCCGGCGACCGGGCCGCCTCCTGGGCCGCGTCACGAATGCGGTTTTGGCTCACCGCATCGCCATCGAAAGGCGAACCGTCCCACTCGAAAACACCGAATTCGGCCTGGTGACGGTCTGCTTTGATGGCACTCCATGTCGCGGCCTTCAAATCGTCCAGCGTTCGAAGGTCAACCCAGGTTTTGCTGGCGTAGTCGAAAGTGTGGTGCGGCGATGGACGCGGACCTTTGGGCGTTATCTGCTTCGTGGCGACGTCTACGTAATCCCCCATTACGTCAGCCGTGGCACCGGAAATGATTCCATTAACTTCCGTCTCCAGCAGTTCAGGGAAGCAAGTAGTGCCAGCGCTTGATATAAAACCTGTAGCTTTTTCGTACACCACCACAGACAGTATCAATGGTGCATCCGTATCTTTATTACTCATCGTTGCGCCCCAAATGCTGCCAGAGAAGTCCCGGCAATTGTTCTAATTCCAATACTGAAGCTGATTACACCCGTGACGTAGTAAGAGCCCGGGCCTACGTCAAGCTTAAACATTGCCGTGGCGCTGCCTGAGTAAAGGTTGGCAAGAGAAATAGCCACCCCTGGTCCCGTTATGTCGCCTATCTTCGCTGCCAGCGATACAGTTGCCTGACCGTGGGTAGATTCCGCAATGTAGTTGGCTGCAACCATGGCGATAATCGCGCCACCCTGTGGCATCGACACCCAGTAACCAGGAACACTGCCATATCCAGTTCCGCCAACGGGCACCGTAACTGCATTTCCCGCAATATTTATCGTGTTCACGGCATTAACGGCCTGAGCGGTCATACTTCCCGAAAAAGTCCCGCTTGCCGCATTTAGTCGGCCTCCAAACGTCGCATTACCATTCTCAATAGTAAGATGGGGCGTATACAGATTTCCAGTCTCAGTGATCTGCAGATAACGGCCAACGCTTGGATTTCCGATCAGTATGCCGTTATGACTTATATGGACGCCTGTAGCATTTCCATTGGGCCAGCCGTAGCCTACATATCCACCGGAATTCAAACCGTTGGCATTGATATTGAATGTGCCGATTGATCCCGCTGTGGCGTGAATCGTGCCGCGCACTATCACCCCCGAGAACTCCGCTATACCGTTGGCATTGATCCGCCAGCCATCGGAACCCGCGACATAGCCGGTGCTCTGGATGTACTGGCCCACGGCCAGCGAGCCCGCGACCAGTTTCGCCACAGACAGGCTGACCACATGGCCATCGTCCACCTGCAGCTTGCCGATCTTGGCGCTGGTGATCGTGCCGTTGCCGATGAAGGCATCCGCGAAGTACGTGCCCGCAGGCACCGGCTGGCCGTTGATCGTGGTCGCGGCGGTGCGCACGATGAACAGGTTTGCCGAGGTCAAGCCGCTGCCCGCCGGCGCCGCGACCCAGAACGTGCTGGCCATCACACCGAAATCGATGGTTGGGCCCGCGGTGCCGTTGCTTGTGCCCTGCACTGCCATGCCACCGACCGCGGTCTTGCCGTTCGATGCTACCTGCACCTTCATCGAATACTGGGCAGCGACGTAGCCATTGATGTCGGCCTGCGCAGAGGCGTTCTGCTGGATGGCAGACGAGTTGCCCGCCGCTGTGGCTTGCACCTGGTTGATCTGCTCAGTGTGAGAGCTGATCAAGCCTTCGGCGCTGACCACCCGTGTGGTGAGCGACGACACCGCGGCCGCGCTTGCCTTGGAACCAAGGCCGGTGCTGCTGTTGTCGATGGTGTTGGTCAGCGAGGTAATGCTGCTGCCCTGGCTGGTGAGCGTGTTGCCTTGCTGGGTCACCGTGGACTGCAGACTTGCCAGTGCGGATGCCTCGGCCTTCGAATTGATGCTCGCGGCCACCAGCGCGGCTGGTCGACGGTAGGCCGTGGCCTTGTTGCCCGGCTCCACTTGCAGATTGCGAATCTCAAAGACTTGGCCAACAGTGGCCGCAGCGATCTGAAGCGCCACCAACGAGGCCGTTCCAGCAGTTGCAGTGCCCACAGGCAGCACCCCCTCAAACACCACACGCGTCCAGGTGTTGACGACTGCCGGGAATGCGCGGGTGTTGACTGGCTGGCTGGACCCGCCGATGTACGCCCAGAACGTGAGGCCGGTGGCCACAGGACTGAGGATCTCAAACGATACCGAATAGGGTTTCCCGGCAGCAATGGCGTGGTCGGTAGCCACAAAGCAGTCGTCATATCGGAACCGGACGACGTTGCCTGCGCCGAGAGATGCGACCGTGAATCGCGCCCAATCATCGGCCAGCCAAGTAGCCGTGACAGTGCCAAGCTCATGAACCAGTTTGTTGGTCTTCAGCGCGTAAAGGTTTGCCCCGCCCACCTGCAGGCCATTGAGCGAGTTCGTCAGAGACGTGAGCGACGATCCTTGACTGGAAATCGTGCTGCCCTGGCTGGTGACGGTGCTCTGCAATGTCGCCAGCGCCGAGGCGTCCGCTTTGCCTGACAACGAGTTCGTCAGACTTGTGATGCTGTCCGATTGACTGCTATTCACGCCCTCGGCCGCCGTCACGCGATTGGTCAGGGACTGCACGGCCGTGGCATCGGCCTTGCCGTCGACCACGCTCTGCAAGTCTCGCACCGCATTCTTCCAGACTGACCACGCCGTGGTGCTGGTAGAAAAACGCGTGTATTGGTCCAGGCTCTCGCCAGGCGTGAACACCTGTACGACAGGCCCACCAGACGCGTCCGTCCAGCGCGCGGTGGTCTCCAAGGTTCCATAGGAAGACGTTCCCGGTGCACCGATCACGGATCGGAACTTGAACTCACGGACGGTGCGCTTTGGGTAGTTGGCCCAGTAGAACGACGGAGGGTTGTTGTCGTTGCGCGTGTCTCGGATAGTCACAATCTGATCGATTGCGGAGACCGAGTTGTTGAGCGTCGTGATGCTGCCGCCCTGGCTCGTTATCGTTGTGCCCTGCTGGGTTACCGTCGACTGCAGGCTCGCAAGAGCGCTGGCGTCCGCCTTGATGTTCGCCGTGGCCTGGGCCGCCGCGGCCGCAGCCGCTGCATCCGTCGCCACCTTGTCAGTGGCGCCAATCCATGCCGCTCCGTTCCAACGCTTTGGCGCGTTTGCACCGCCTGTCGTGTCGATCCAGAGCATATCGAACGGGTCAAACCAGACGCCCGGGTTTTCAGCGGCTTCCGCAAGCACCATGTCGATCTGCACACCGTCGCCGGCAGCCCAGGCACCATTGCTGATCAGTTGCAAACCAGCTGAATTGTGGGCATTGGATTGCTCGAAACCTGCGAACACCACCTCCTGCCACTGATCTGTCAGAGTGCGCAGCCCAATGCCGCTGCCAATCTTTGCCCAAGAGCCACCGGAGCCGTTGATGTAGGACGCCGCACTGATGCTGATTGAGCGTGATGGCGTCCCTGGTTTAAGTCGGATCTTAAAGCGAGCAGAAAACGCGGACCCGCTGGGAGCTGGGATCGCATAGATCATTCCAAACAGTCCGGTCCCGGCGGTCCCCCGGACCACCTCGAGTACCGAATTTCCAGCCGCCGCGCTCGAGCTTTGCACAATGGCAGCTGCAGCTCCTCCGTATGTAGCAATCATGTTCTGCACACCGGTTCGCTCGAACGACGGGTTGGTGTGCACATTTCGGCGGCCCCCAAACGGCTCCGTCACGCCGATATGAACAGAGCCGACAGCGGACACGGCAGCAGCAGTTTCCAGGTTCTGGGCCAGGCTGGTGATGCTGGAGCCTTGGGAGGTAATCGCGCTACCTTGCTCGGTGACGGTCGACTGCAGTGAAGACAAAGCCGCGCTCGACGCCTTGGAATCGACAACCCCAGAAAGTGCCGACAAGTTGTTCGTGAGCGTGGTGAGAGCAGTGCCTTGTGAGGTGTTGACGCTTTCCGTGGAGGTCACGCGGTTGGTCAAGGCCGTCAGCGCTGCGGCGGACGCCTTGGTCGCCACATCGCCTTCAACGACATCGAGCTCGTTCTGCAGGTCTGTGATAGCCATCCCCTGGGAGGTGATGGTGTTGCCCTGCGTGGTTACCTTACTGTCGAGCGAGGCCAGCGCCGCGCTGGATGCCTTCGCATCCAAGCCCGTCGTCGCGTGATTCACTTTATTGGTCAACGCCGTCAGCGATGTGCCCTGGCTGGAGATCGCGTCACCTTGGCCAGTCACCGTACTGGTGAGCGCAGTCAGCGCGGATGCGTCTGCTTTAGTCCCGACCATGGCCGCCAACTCCGCCACGCTGGGTTGCCAGGCCTTGGGGGGCACCACAGCACCCCTATAGAGGCAGGCCCAGTGGACAGTGGCCGCGCCGGTCGCAACCGAAGACGGAGCATAGTAGAAGCTAATCGCAGCGCCTGGGGACCCGGCCGCGCGCGTGAAGCTCACCGTCTTGACGACTTTTGCACCATTCCTCACGTGGCTTTCACTGACGTACTGATTGGCATCCACCCATGCCCCGACGTAAGAGACCGCCTCTCCAGCTATTGGCGAGTGTGTGGCGCAGTAGACCAGCGTGTAAACCTCACCCGTAACCAGCGCCTCCGTCGTGAGATAGTTACCGATTGAATAGGCTCCAGCCGAACGCACCTTCTCGACGTTCGACGCCTTGAGCAGGTTGTCGCCAGCACCTTCCAGCGCATTCAGCGAGTTATTCAGCGACGTGATGCTCGTTCCTTGCGACGTGTTCACGCCCTCGGTAGAAGCGACGCGGGTCTCAAGCGTGGTCAGTGCAGCGGCTGTTGCGAGCTGGCCCGTGCCTGTCGGCATCCGGGCTTCAAGGTTTGTTGCCCGAGTCGCCAAGGCTCCATCGGCAGCAGCGCGGGCTGTGGCTTCAGTGGTGACGTCGGAGGACACACGCTCAACGTCGGTGACGTCATCGAGGGTGATGTAATCGAGTTCGTATGTGCCGGACGCGGCACTGTAGTTGCCCAGGAAGATGAAGGCGACATGCGCGACTTTATTGGCAACTGCTATCGGCGATGCCTTGGCACCAGTGCCAGTAGATGCTGCAGCTGCCCGTCCCTTGAAATAGCCCTCATAGCTTGTCCATTCGCCGAGGGCGGGAAGCACGTTATTGACCGCATAGTGCCCATTTGTGAGGTTGACTGTCTCCACGTTCCCACTGGTGACAAACTGGGATTTGGCGGCATTCATCCCGGCCAGGCCAAGATAGATTCGACCAGTGCCTGCCACGCGGCGGTAGCGCGCCGAGAACTTGTACAGCCGGTCCTCGTCCAGCGGCATGAACACCGAGTGGTAGAAAGCGCCGGCGTCGTTACCGCCGCTGTTAGCTCCCATGACCAGCACAGAGCCAGCTTTGGCTGAGGCCTCAGCCTTTGTGGTCAAAGGGGCGCCGCTGATTCGACGCCACTCGGACTCTGTGCCCAGCGCGTTCAACGCCTGCAAACCAGTAGACGCCGCGCCCACAGAAGCCTGCAGCTGCGAGATGCTGCCGGCCTGGCTGATCAGCGCGCCATTGATCGACGTCACGCTCGACTGCAGCCCGTTGATGGCCGTGCCCTGACCACCCACAGTTCCTTGCGTCGACGTCAGGTCAGTGCGTACGCCCTGGATCAGCGAGGCATTCGCACTGTCGCCGGCGACGCGCGCCTGTTCCTCTGCCACGACTTGGGCGGTGGTAGCCAGTTGGCCGGTGCCAGCAGGCAGCCGTGCCTCGATCAGCGCCGCACGGCTGGCCAGCGCCGAATCACCCGACGCGCGCGCCGTGGTTTCATCCGTAACGCTGGCTTCGGAAGCGACCTTCCCCGAACCTGCAGGCATGCGTGCAGTGACGGCTTGGACAGCGGATGCGTTCACACCATCGCCAGCGATGCGCGCCTGCTGCTCGGCCACCACGTCGGCAGCAGCCGCAACCGCGCCTGTGCCCGAAGGCATGCGCGCGCTCACAGACTGAATTGCCGAGGCATTGACACTGTCGCCGGTAACCCGGGCCTGCCGCTCGCTCCAGACCAGGCCGGACGTAACCTGCCCCAGATCGGCGCCGGTGTAGTTGCCGCGCAGCTGGACCGCCAGCGCGTTGCGCGAGGTCGCCTCGGCGGTCAGACCCTGCTCAGTCTGCCCAATACGCACCGAATGATCGGACAGCTGCGCGGCGTGTGCGGCCACGGCTTCGCCGATGCTGTCGTAATCGCCAACCAGCACCCAGTACGCAGCCGCCGGCGGCGGATTGCCGGCTGGCACCGCAGACTTGGAGCGATACAGCTTGCCCTGGCGCTTGACCAGTTGACCAGATTCATAGGCCTTGGCGGCGTCGTACTCGCCGGCGCCGATGATGTCTGCCACCTGGGCGTTGACCGCATCGATGTTGCCCTGCAGCGCGCTGGATGCGGCCTGCAGATCCGCAGTGACCTGTGCGAGTGCAGCCTGGCGCGCAGCGGCCTCAGCTTGCACAGCTGCGGCCCGGGCCTGCGCCTCGCCCGTGATCCCCTGCCCGCGGGCTTGAGCTTCTGCAGCCAGCGCCGCGGCGCGCGCCTGTGCCTCTGCAGCGAGGTCTTGCGCACGCGCCTGCGCTTCCAGGGCAACGGCTTGGGCGCGCGCCTGCGCCTCGGCGATCAATCGTGCATTGACGCTGCCAACGCCCGCGCCGCTGATCAGTTCGATCTCTTGGGCGAGATCCTGATGCAGCTGGCTTTCGGTGAGCTGGCCCTGCAGTACTTCGAGCAGCTTTTCAGCATCCTGGCCCGTGGTGACCGTTACCGGCTGGCTGGGATTCTGGGACAGCACGCCGTCGACCGTCTGATGCTTTGCCCAGATCTTCCAGGTCGTGGCTGGCTCGCTGCCAAACGATGCGGGGCCGCCAAAGGCCTCGGCCACCTGCTCCGCCTGCGCGAAGGTAGCATTCTCACCCTGCGCGGCATAGATGATGGTCCGCGCGTGGCCATGGCCCACGGTGTAGGTCGCAACATCCCAGTTGGCCTGCACGTTGGCGAGCATGCCCTCGGCAGTCAAGCCGGTAACCGCCGGCGGCGGCGTCATGTCGGGCTGCTGGACTTGCTCGAAGCTGTCTTCCAGGCTGGCCACAAAGCGCACCACGCCATTGGCCAGCTGGCCCGCGGTGTCGATGGCTCGGCAGCCGAACGTCCAGAGGCCAGCCTGCGGCCGCGTGGTCTCGAACTGCGCGCTGTAGATATCGTCGGCTTCGCCCAGGGGCTGCATGCCCTCCCAGTCGGCCACGCTCAGCGGCACATCACCAGGCGCATAGCGGATCTGCACACCGGTGAATGCGGGCGGCCGATCACCGGCGTACAGCCAGGCAAAGCGGCGCAGGCCGCCGGCCACGTTCTGGACCACGAACTCGTCGACATTGCGCGGGGGCAACTGCGTCTGGGTCGTGATGTAAAGCACCGTAGCCGCCTGACCCACCAGGCCTGAGGCATTGAACGGGCGCACCTCGACCAGCCACTCGCCCGCGCCGTCGATACGGAACTCGGCGCGGCTGCCCACGGCGTTGCCGTCGACCAGGCGCAGCTCGGAGCCATCGCGGCCGGCCCAGACCTGGGCGTGGTCGTAGTCGCCCTCGACGTCCCACACCAGGCTCAGCGAATACCACTCTGTGTCGCCCTGCACATTAACCTTTTCGGTGATGCGCAGGTTCGACACCTTCGGGCGGCCCAGCTGCGGCAGGCTCGACTGATTCAGCGCGGGCGTGTACGTGCCATTGAGCACGTAATCCCAGAACTCTGGGCCTTCGGGCACGCAGGTGACCTGGGCGCCCTTCAGATCGGCCTCGGGCTGCATGCCGACCACGCGCACGCGGTAGCCAGGTGTAGCCTTAAAGTCATAGCACCAGAGAGTGTCGTGGGCCGGATTGTCCAGGTCCTCGCCCGGAAAGGCCAAGTCCTCGGGCCAGGGCTCAACCAGGGTGACCCATTCCGATTCGGACTCGAGCGCCTCGACCTTGAACACGCGGTAATCGCGCGCGCCGGGGACGCGCAAGCCCACATAGGCTTGGGCCATGGGCGGTACGGGCTCGTCCAGTTGCAGCTCAACCTTGCCCGCGGCATTCAACCCCGCGGCCATCACGCGGCCGCCATAACCCCACTGCGTCAGGTCGTGGCTGATCGACAGCACCGACAGGCGGCGATAGGCCAAGTGCTCGATGTCGGCGCCGTAGTCGATGGTTTTGTACTGGTACAGCGACTGCGCCAGGTGATAGCGCGCCAGCACCGCGGCGTGGGCCTCGGTGGTCACGCCCTCGCCCGTAATGCGCGCCGGGTTGCGCATGGCGGTCACGCCCGGCGCGGTCACGCGCACTGTGTTCGTTTCCCATTTGCGATCGCGGTCGACGTACTGGTATTCAATGCCGTCGGCCGCGTTGCTCAAGGTGTAATCCACCGAGAAGGAGCCTTTGAGCATGTTGGCCATGTTGACGACGCCCGACAGCGGCTGGCCGCTCGAGACAAACACGGCCGTTGGTCGGCCTCCGTCCGTCCAAGAAAACTCGCCCATGCCAGCCAGAGCCACCTCGTCGCAGAATGCGCCCTGCGTTGCATCGCTCGTGAGCCAGCGGTCATAGGTGTAACCGCGAGCAGTGCAGTGCAACATGAAGGCCTTGAGGCCCTCAATGTCGATCTGCTCGTCGGACATGCCGAAACCGAACTGCAGCACCTGCTCGCCAGTGATAGGGTCCGGCCCATATACACCGCGCAGGGTCTGCAGAATGATGGCGCCCGGGTTGCTCAGACCTTCGGCGCGCGTGGTTGCGGTGATCCATTCGGAGCCATTCCACACCGGCAACGGCCGCGCGCGGTAGGTCGCACGCAGCGTGTCCAGGCTGCCCGATATCTGGCCCGTGGCCTTGATCTTGATGCCAATGCGGCCCCAGCCGCTGTAGTTGGTCGCGTCCGGCTGAATACTCTTGAGCACGTTCCAAGCAAGCTTGCATGCATCCTTGCCGTTGTCTTCGTCATAAGTCGGCTTGCCCAAGCGCACGCGCACCTCGTACTGCCCAGAGGCCACCGACACGGCAATCGTGCGCCGGAACACATCTCGGGTAGCGTTGCTCAGAGTGCTGATGTGTGCCGCCTGCCAAGCCTCCGTTCCAACCAGCCGTGTCTCGATAAACAACGGCACGCTGTTGACCAAGACATTGCCCTTGCCATCGACGTCGAAAAGCTGACCCTCGATATCCACCTGCAGCGCAATGGTGTCGACGGAGCTGGTGCGCGTAACCCAAGAGCCATCGTTCTCGAGTTCGCCGCCGGCGATGCTGTCGGCATTTCCATACAACGGCACGTCCTGGCTCGGCATGCCCGAGAAACCGTTGAAGAACGTCGACACCTCCTCAAAACTCGTGAGCGCCGTGTCGCCAATCGTCAGGTCAAAGGCGCTGTGCACATTGACACCGCCCAGCAAAATGGTGCTCAGGTACTGGTCTTCACCCTCAAACCAAGCATAGGGCTGGCCCGCAAGGTCGGGGGTGACGCGCATTTCACCCCACAGGACGGGCAGGCGCTCGTTTGCTCGGGCACTGTTGCGCTGGCTGTTCAGGCGATAGATCTCGCGTTTGGCCGGGTCATTGCCCTCCGCAGGCACTTTGGGCCCGAGGACTTTGTTGATCAGCATGGAGCCGGCCATCTGCACGCCAAAAGCTGCCGCCGCGCCATAGGCGCCTGCAACGGCGCCGGCTCCCCACATGCCTGCAGTTGCCGCGCCAAAACCCACAGTGAAGTAGGTCAGCGCCGCCATGGCAGCCAGGCGCAGGACATCCTTTCGCAGCACCGCCCGGCAAGCTATGACCTGGCCATGCTTCGGAAAGGTGTGTCGCCACATGGTCTGAGGCACAGTCAGGCCGCCGATACTCACCGTCCAGGCGCCGGAGGCAATGCTGGGCACATGCCGATCCAGGAACATGGCCAGGTTTTCACCGGGCTGCAGGTCAGCCGGCACATTGCTCTGCCCGTCCACCGTTAAAGCATTGGGCGAGACCACCAGGCGTCCCTGCGCATCCAGTAGATCGCAGGCCACGCCGTTCACGGCAGCCAGCTCGGTGCGGTTCATTTCCATCGGTAGTAGCCCTCAATCTGCAGGCCGTAGCCCGGCAGGTCCTGCACACGGTGCAGCACGCTCGAGCCCAGAGCGTGCGAGCTGTGCAGCACCATCGGTGCGTAGTTCAAGAAAAGATAAGTGCCGACATGCCCCGCCAAGGCCTGGCCGGCTTCGCGCATTAGAACGGCGTCGCCGTTCAGCGGCTGGGCCACAGGGACAGCCAGTTGTTGGGTATAGGCATGGATGGCCTTAGCCTGGGCTTCCTCGCGCAGTGGCCGCGGACGCTTACCCGCTAGCAACACCTCGCGGCCGAAAAGCTCGCTCTGAACCAGCAGCGCCAGGTCGGCGCAGTCCATGTGGCGGGCGTCGTAGGGGATGCCAATGAAGCGATCGACGTTCATTTAGAAAATCCCGGGGAGCGTGAACTGGTTGGCGACTTGCTTACACGCGGATTGGCGCATGAGGTCATCAACACCACACTTCGCCTGCGCCATAGCGCCATTTGCGGATACAGAAGCCACCGGCAGCCAAAAAACGTGCTCATGCACGTTTGGCGTGTCGCGCGCAACGATGATCAAGCGGGCCATAGTGGTGGACCCGGGCTGCAGGCGCTCGAGCTCATCGGTGATCCCGCGCCCCACGTTATCCAGGGCAAGGCTCATGCCGGGGGCGCTGCCGCTCTGATCCTGTGGCAGCGTGAAGCCAAACAGCAGGCCGATGTAGGGCACGCCCTGGCTCACGAAGTCCTGCACGTCGTTGCAGATTCGCATCGGGCTGGAGAAACTAGGGTTGGTGATCTCCAGTAGTTCGATATGGCCGACGGTGTTGGTGATGCGCTGGTTGCGCTCTTGGAACAGCGTCATCCCAGGTACTCAAGAACAACCGCGCGCGAGGCAATGTGATAACCGTTGACGGCTGGCACCAGCTCCCCAATGTTGCCGCCCACGAAGCGCATTGGCGTCAAAGCACCGGTGCGCGGGTGTCGAACATCGAAGAAGCCAATGCGCCGGATGGTGTTGAAGTACCAAGCCTCGAATGCGTTTGCGTCGGCGTCCGTCTCAAACTGCAGCGTGGCGTTGAGCTTGCGCACCACCCGGCTATTGCCGATGCGCTGCTTGGCAAGGCCGCGCTCCATTTCGGAGCGCACAACGCCAGGATCGAAAGAATCGGCCTGTCCGGCGAGAAGCAAAGAAACGTAGTTGGGAAGTGCAGCCATTCAAGGCATGCTAGGGAGGCTCTTTCTCAATCCTGCAGCCGAAAACGTTGCTTTGTCGCCCGATACTGAGCGCTACTGCCCCTGGCGATCCCATCCGCGGCGCGGTTGTCGAGCTGCTTGAAGATGACCTCCACGTCGATCTGCCCGGCAGCGCCCTGCGTCTGCTTCACCTCGGGCTGAGATGGCGCGCCAATGAACTTCATGTTGATGATGGCCGTTGCTCCACCCCCGCGCCCCTCAGGCGACGGCACTGCAGCGACATTCACGCGCCCAGTGTCAAGCGGCGTCACGTTGCCCGACTGGCCGGCCATCATCAGCAGCTGCTTATTGCCCACGGTCAGCACCTCAGGCGTGCCGCGCTCATTGACCTCATACATCTTGCCGGCGGAAACGTCGCCGCCGTTCGCTCGGCCGCCAGCCAACGCTGGAAGCGCAGTGCTACTGACGTTGCCCCACCCGCTCACGCCCGCGGTTACAGCGCCCGAAGCTTGAGTGCCAGCCGATTGCCAGCCACCCAGCATTGCGGTCGCGCTGCTGATCAGCGTGCTAAACAGACCACCACCTCCAGAGCTGCCGCCTAAAGCCTGCACCATGCTGGCGCGGATCTGGATGCGGATCAAGTCGGAAATGATGGACTCGGCCATGTTCTTGAAATTGAGCTTGCCGGTCATCGCAAAGGAGGTCAGCGCATCCTCCATCCCTTGAAACGCTTTCTCGGTAAGGCTTTGCGCCTGGCTGGCGGCATCGCGCGACGATTCGATGAAGTTCTGCCACGCGCGATTTGCGCCGTTGGCCCAGGTTTCATCAGCGCCACGCTTACGCTGCACATATGCGTCGTAGGCAGCAAGAGACTGGCCCTGATACGCCCGCTCGATCTGCAAGACCTCGTCGTAGAGCTTGCCGATGCGCGCCCGATCCTTCTCATCCGCCTGAGCCACTGCCGTGCGGCGCTGATCTTCGATCTGCTGCGCACGCTGGGCAAACTCCTGCACGAGCTGGAGACGCTGGTCCATCTCGTCGCGCGCCCGATCGCCCATCGCCGCGCCAGCAATTTCCGCATCCTGTCGAGCGATCTCGGCTTGCAGTTGGCGGCGCGCAGCCAGCTCCGCATTCGACACCATCAGTGCATCCGCGGCTTCGCGCTGGTCGATTGCAGAGCGGTCTTTGGCCGCCTTCTCACGAATGAGCTTAACCGCCTGCGCGTGCTGCGAGACGCTGATTTCCTTGGCTTTCAGATGCTTGTCGTTGTCGCGCAGCTGCTTCTCCTCCTCGATGCTGATCTTGTCGCGCTCGCTCGCGACATCAGCAGCAAGCTTGGAGAGATAGCTTGCGCCGTCGTACTTTTCCGCCTTGGCCGTTTCCTTTAGTTTTTTCTGGGCCTCTTCAAGGTTGTAGATCGAGGTCGCCAGCTTCTCCGCTTCAGCCCGCTCGGCGGCCGTGGCGTTCTCCCCCAGCTTCTGGATGGCCTGCAAGCGCGCCTTGGCCGCGCCTGTCAGCTTGGCTAGCTCGAGTTCGTCCCGCATGCCGTCGAGCCGCTTCTGCACCTCTGGATCGCTGCGCGTGACGCGCGTTGCGGCGCTCGGGGTGGTTTCTCGCTGCTTTTGCGCCTCCGCCAACTTGTAGTCTGCATTGATCATTGCCTGCAGCTCTTTAGTTGCTGCATCGGCATTGGCACGGGCTTCCGTCAGCGAGCGGTTGACGTTCTCAAGCCCCTTGGCATCAATACCGCCGCGCCCTTCCTGAAACTGCTTGTTTAAGGCCGCCTGGTCTCGCTCCAGCGCCACGACAGCCGAATTTGCCTCCCGCGCTTTCTGGGTCAGCTGCGCAATACCGTCTGCAGCCTTGTTGCGCTGATTCTCAAGTTGCGCTTTGGTCAACTCGCCGATCGACGCTGTCAGCTCATCCACCTTGGGGACCGCCTTGGATGCGTTGTCGCCAAGCGAAAAGATGCTCGCGGCGGCAATACCTGCCGCAATCGCAATGCCGGCTGGGCCTGTCAAGAACGCCAGAAGGCCACGCAACGCTCCGCCCATGGCCGCACCTGCAGCGGTCTGTGCGGCCTGAGCGGCTGCAAGGCGCTTGGTAGCTGCCTCATATGCCAATGTGGCGGCTGTGACCTGAGTAGTGTTGGCGGTCACCGCAGACAAGGCGCGAATCTTGGCCAAAGCGACAGCGGTTTGCGCAGCCTCGGCCTGAGCCAGCGCCACCTCGGCAGCTGCAGACTTCATGGCTGCGGCAGTCTTGGCAGCGGTCGCGATGGCCGCGGCAGTGGTGCCGGCCACATATCGGACCAATCCAGCCCCTACCGCAACAAGCGCGACATTGGCCAACCCGTTGAAGTTCTCGCCCAACGATGACACAGCGCTGGCAATGGTTGCGGTTATCCCATTTGCCTGATTGCTCCAGCCGACGTATTCCTGCAGTCCATTGACCACCGACTGCATCGCATCGCGAACCGTCGTGGGCATTTCCTTCACTTGCGCGGCAACCTTAGAGCTCCCGTCCGACAGTGCATTGACGAACATGTCGACGCCAAGCTTGCCCTCAGCGCCCAGCTTTCGGATTTCCTCGCCGCTCTTGCCGCTGCTCTCGGCGATGATGTCCACCACGCTGTCCAGCGTGGAATAGATGCTCATCCAGGCATCGGCATCGATCTTCCCCTTCTGCAGGGATTTGGCCAGCGCGTCCTGGGCTCCCTTCGCTTTCTCAGCGCTGGCGGCATTCACCACCAGCAGTCCCGAGAAAGTGTCGATTACGTCGACGGATTGCCCGAGCGAAAGCCCCATCTCGCGCAGCACCGGCGAAAGCTGGATAAAGCTCTCGCGGGTCTCCTGTACGCTGCGGAACGTGGCATTGGCCGAAGCCAGCATGCGCTCCTGCACGTAGGTGTATTCCTCGGTGCTTTTGGTGGCCTGCTTGATGCGACTGGCGTACTGCCCCCACTCGTCGGCCATGTCGATGATCTTCATCACAGCCAAGCCCGACAGGGCGGCTTTTGCCGCGGCGGCGATCGGCGCCAGGCGCTGCAGGCTATCGGCCGTCTTGTCGACGTGCTGCTGAGCGCGCCGCTGATCCTTGATCATCTGATCAAGCTCAAGCGTCACGTCATAGTAAATTTCACCGACTTTTTCTGCCATGCATCTTCTCCAGGAACATGGCGTGATGCTAGGAACAGGTCTTCAGTCGGCGGGCAGTAAGAGAGACCGGCCGTACTCCTAAGCTATATTCGCTGCAAACTGGGAAACGAAAGTGGGGTGAAGTTTGCGCTGGCTTACTATATTTTTGATTGCATTGGCGGGGTGCACGATGCAGTCCTCGTACGAGGATGTGCAAGGGCAAAAACCAGTGGTTGCCTTCGCGACCTCCAAGTCCGCCGACGAATATATGGGATGCATGATGCCCAGGGCTGTAGATATTTGGCCCACCGCATCCACCATGAGAGACGGCAACAGTTGGGTTATCCGCATCCTGGAGAATCAGGATTTGGCGGCGGTAACGATAGCTCCCGGAGCCAACGGGGCTTCTGTGGAGCTGCGCGAGTGGACAGGCCCAACTGTGCGGTCTAGGTTCCAGCGAATGAGAGAAGCTGTCGAAGCCTGTCGCTAACAAATGGCCCGTGAATTCAGGCCCGAGCCATTGCGGCCATCGCCGCCCGGTATTCCTCCCGGGACGGCACGTCGCGCTTCTTTTTCTTGGGGTCTGGGAACTTCATCTCGAACAGCGCCTGAAACTCACTCATGCTGAGTTCTTCGGCATCACTGGCGCTCATGCCCAGGTGCACACGCGCCGCGGTCACGTACTCGCCGACCAGGAACTCGGCGGCCGGCTTCACGTTGCCGCCGCCGCGGGTGTCGCCGTTGGCCGTGCCGACGATACCGTGCCGCAGCAGGTGCGCCGCCATGCAGATCTGCTCCGATGCAGGCATGGCGCCTGGCTGCCATCCGTTATCCAGGTCGAGCCAGCCAATCAGCGGCGTCACATCTTCCTGGTCGCACAGGGTCGCAAGCACATAGCGTGCATCGAGCAGCGCGCGAGGCCCGAGCAGGCCCCGGAAGATCTCCACGATCTGCCCGGGGCGGCCCAGGGCGGCAATGCGCCCGAAAGTTGGCCGGAAAGTGAACTCCTGGCCGTCTGGCATGAAGGCCTGTGACAGGCCATGCTCGGCGAGCATTAGGGCGTTGGAGCTGCCGGGGTCAGCACCACGTCGCCATTGCTTGCGGCTCCCATGCTCCACGTTGCCTCATTGGCATAGGGGCTGTCGTTCGACCAGTTGCTGACGATGAATGGGCCTTCATACACCTTGCCGCTGGGGTATGTGATCTTGAACCAGACCTTGGGCTGGTAGCCGGTGGACACCGGCGGCGACACGACATGCTGCTCCAGCACTTCCTGGTTGTGCACCTCGTCGTCGTAGCTCACGCCATCGCCCGAGAACTCGACGTTCTTGAACGTCACGAGACTGGTCTTCGTGAAGTTGGGCGACTTGTCCGCGGTCGTGTCGACCGTATCCCAGGTCGTGTTCAGCGACTTGGCGCGCATCATCCCCAGAATCAGATAGTCGCCGGCGGCCGGCTTCGGCAGCGCCTCGGACTTCAAGGCAAATTCGACCTTTACGTCGCGTCCTACATGTGCACCCATGGTGTGCTCCTTAACGATTCATGATGGTTGAAATGGGCAGCTCGGCCACAGGGCGCCCGTCGTCGGTGGCCCAGTAGACCGGCTCGCCCGGCTGGATGAATGCTAGGGAGCCGGATTCGTCCTTGAGCAGGTCGATCAGCTCCTGGGCTTTTGCCTCAGGACCTGTAGCCGGGTCTGAGGCATTGCCGATCAGCATCAGGCTGAATGACGGCTTGCGCACCAAGGTCACGCCACCCCCACCCATCGGGCGCAGCACAGCATAGCGATCGGTCTTACTGCTGTCGGCCCAGCGGCCGAACTGAAAACGCCAACCAGCCAGCCTGGGCGCCAGCAACTGCTGCAGCGCGGTGGATGCGCTCATGTCTTGATCGCTCCCTTGATCACGGCCCGAATGTTTGGCTCGGCCGCCTCGAAGCCCTTGCTTAAGAACTCCTTTTCAGCTGACGGCCGGCGGAAGTTTTGCTTGGTCTCTGGGTCGTGCACGGGCACGGCATAGGCCGCGGTGTAGCCCACGGTGCCCACCACTTTCGAATCCTCGACCTCGACTCGGCGGTACTGGCTGTTGATCAGCGTGGACGTGTCAATGGGCGTCATCACCGAGGCCTCGGACGCACCCAGGATCAGCGCCTGAGTCATGCCGCGCTCGCCCTTGGCCCGGATGCTGGCCAGGAATTGTGGCATCTTGCTGGTGACGCGTAATTTGCTCATCAGGTCATGATCCTGTAGTCATCGGCCACACGGTCGAAGGTGTCGGCGTCACGCACGACGGTGCGCACCTCGGCCGCGCCGGCCGCAATGGGGTCGGCGACGCTGCTCTCGCCAATCAGCACGTAGTCGCCCTGCTTGACGATGCTGAGCTCGGTGTAGATCACCTGGCGCATGGCCAGCTCGACGCCGGTGGACGGAGAGCTGCCACCGGCGTCAGCGGACCGCACGGCCTCGGCCTTGTAGTCGCAGTCGAAGACCACCGGGGCAGCGAAGGTCGGCACCCCGCTCCAGTCGTCGCCTCCTAGGCTCGCCCAATGAGTGGCTTTGGCGGTATAGGACCATGAAGCAGAGGAAGACATGCCGATAATGCTAGGGAGCCTGTACCGCTTTACCCAGGATGCATGTGAACCTTCTTTCCAAAATATTCTCCAGTGACTATCTGATAGCAAATCCGTCCATCGTTGCCGCCATGCTGGCAGGACTCGTTGCCACTATCGTGGCGCTACTGACGTTCTTTGGAGTGCTTCTTTCCAACAGATCATCAACGAATCGCGCAAAAGCTGATAGGCAGCACTCCGCGTTACAAAGCACCGCTGAAAGAGAAGCGATGCAGGAGCGGGTCGCGCGAGAGCATCAACACACTGCTGATGAGGCCCACAGAGAGCGTCTTACGACTACGCGTCGCCAAGTTTACTTAGAAGCAATGGAGGCGTGGGCCGCCGCACAAGTGAAATTAATCAGCTTGGCCGGCACTGATATATCAGATCTAACGAAGAGTGATTTTTTAGAAAAGCTTTCCGCCTCAACAGCAAAAATTCGCGTTGTTGCAGATCAAGACACTGCATTGGCCGCTCAAGAACTGCTGAAGCTATTTAGTCAAACATTCATCAACGGCTTGAGCATCCTGATGCAGCAAGGTGGCCCTCAGGGTGCTCTAGTTGCTCATGAGCGAGATTATGAAAAAACCCAAAATTCGATCCATGCCTTACTTGAATCAATGAAGTTTTTCAATTTGAACGGCAACACCAATCAAGCAGAGTTTGACCGTTTGCAGCGCGCGTTCGACGCTGAGAGGAAGGCTGCAGACACAATTAGCTTCGAGGCAGACATCGCAAGAGCAGAGCTGCTTGAAATTGGGAATCAATTTCGGCAGCAGCAGCTTGAGTGGTCAATCTCTGTGTCGCACAAGGTAGTTGATTTCACATGCGCCCTTCGTCGGGAGTTAGGTATCGCTACGGATGCCCGAGCATTACATGAGCAGACGGAGCGCATGAATCGCGAGGCTCTCACCGCCTATGACACACTCATGACGCGCGTTCAAGCTGCAGCTGAACAGTGATTACCCGTTCACCACAAACATAAATGCGGCCGCTGCCGGATCTGGGCCGACCAGATCGGCAACCGTGCCAGCGGTATCAAGCGCGGCCAGCGCGTGGCGCAGCGCGGTCAGATCGTTGTCGAAATTCTTGAAACTGCGGCCCGCACCGGACGGCGCCGACTGCGAAGCCAGACGCCGCGGCGCGCCAGCGGCGGCAATGATGGTGACGGCCAGGCACTGGACCATGACGCGGTCATAGTCCGAGTAGCCGGCCTCGATCATCTCTGGCTCGGCTGTGGCCACCTTGGCGACTGCGGCTTCCACGATGAACCCTGGCACGCTCACGCCCAGGGCCTGGTCCAGGTACTGTTGCGCTTGCGTGCTGGTGATCACTTCTTGGTCGCCTTCGCAATCTCTTCGGCCAGGCGCTCATCCGACCAGCGGCCGTCGACCTTGACGCCCAGCTTTTCAGCTTCGGCATTCAGGCCTTCGCGCGTCTTCGCCGCAGGCGCGGCCAGGGCAGTGTCGAGCTGATGCTGCAGGCTGACTTCGCGATCGAGCGCGGCAGCCAGGTCGGCCTGGATGGCGTCGCGTTGCTGCAGGGCTTGGTCGCGCTCGGCTTGCATGTCATCGAGTTCTCGTCGGATGACCGCTTCGTGCTCCTGGCGCTCGTGCTCGTATGCGGTCGCTGAGCTGAATCGGGTTAGCGCTCCGTCGAAGGGCGCCAAGGCCAGCCCCGAGCCGTTGCCCGTGACCACCTTGGGCTCGTAGTGGAAGTCAGCGTCGGCGTTGCCGGAGGCCGGCCCGAACTTGCCCACGGCCCAGGCAGGCGCGGTTTCGCCTTCGAACGCGACGACATCGCCCACCTTAGCCCCTTCGGGCCAAGGCGCCTTGAGAGTCTGGATAGTGACTTTCATATGCGCCGCTCCTTAGGCCTTGGTGCCGTGCAGGAATGCCGACTGGCCCGCGAAGTCGCTGCGGAACTGCGGTGCAGCCGCAGCCAGCACGCCGAACAGGTAGTCGTCTTCGGGCTCCAGGCGGTTCTTGGGGCGCGTCACCATCGGCATGGCCGACAGGATGCCGCCCCACTCGCCGCCGTCGATGTCCACAATGCCCAGGACTTCGTCGGTGGGCACGGATGCCACAGGCACGATTTCCTTGAGCTGGTTCACGGCCTGCAGGCGCTGCAGGATGGTGCCGCTGTAGTTGGCGGCGTAGTCGGTTGTGTCCGCGGCCGTGTAGTCGGCTTGGTTGACGAACAGCGTGATCTGGCCGTACTGGTTGTCGCTCATGGCGGCCGCAATGGCCTGCTTGACGACTGCCATCCACTGCACACCGGTGGCTGTGGCCAGGGTGAAGCCGTGCGTGAACGTGTTGCGCTGCGGCAGGTTGCGCAGGCCGTAGATCACGTTGCCATCGACCTCGATTCCGGACAGACCGTTGAGCACCATGTTTTCCAGCTTCTCAGCGACCTTGCGCTGATTGTTGGCGATGGTCGCGGTGTCGATCATGCCGCCACCCTTGCGCATGACTTCCATCTGGCGCCAGCCGAAGCGAGCGGTCGAATTGAAGATGGGCACCGGCGTGCCGGCGTACTTGACGGTCGCCTGGTCGGCCTTGGCGGAATTGCGGCCGTCCATGGTCACCAGCACATCGCCGCTGTCGCTGACCTGCGGATAGAAGTTCACCAAGTCGGCGATCGACACCGGGATGGTGTGGGCGGCGGCCAGGCGGTTGAACATCTGCAGGCGCGTGCGTGCGATCTGCTGCACGCGCGTGTCGATACGGCGCCAGGCGTCCAGCGGGATCGCCAGGGAGTTGCCCTCGAGGCCGTGCACGATGCGCTCGGCCATGTTCATGGCGCGCGCGTTGAAGCCAGCCCGCGCAGCCTTGATGGCGGTCTGTTGTTCGTTGGTGAAGATCAGCATTTGGACCTCTTAGGGCTTGGTATAGGAATTGGCGATGACCACATCGGCAAGTTCGCCGGCGGTCACGGTCTTGCCAGGCTGGTCGAAGTGCGCGACCACCACGGCATCAGCGGCTGCAGCAGTCAGGCGACCAGCGGCGCCCACGGTCAGCTCCTGGCCGTAGGTGTAGGTGCCTGCGGCCATGGCGCACAGGTACTCTTCGTCGGGCTTGGGCAGATAGGCCACGCCGGACTCGCCCGCCTTGTAGGGCGTCAGCAGCGGATCGGTGGCCGCATTGATGCCCAGGGAGCTGTAGTAGTCGCGGTCACCCAGCACGGCCAGACGGCCGCCGCCCACGGCCGTGGCCTGGGTCAGCTGGGTGGCGCCGACCAGCACGAAGGTGCCGGGCAGCAGCGCCGCGACCAGGGTCTTGTCGGTGATGGTGCGGGGGCGCGGCGTGACGCCGCCAGTGCGAAAAATCTTGTTTGCCATGTCGGCTCCTTAGAGTTTGTTCATGTCGTAGCTGGCGAACTCGTCGCCCGGCGTCTGTTTGCCGCTGTTGCCGACCACCACGGGCGCGGCTGCGGCGTTGGTCTTGAATTCCTTCAGACGCGCGAGCGGGAACAGCTTGAGGTCATCCACCGTGAGCTGGCTGTTGGCCGCCAACTCAGCGGCCAAGCTGTCGCGCTCGGCGTTCTCGACGGCCTTCTTGTCGTCTTCGAGCTTCTTGGACTTGGCCTTCTCGGCGGTCAGCTCGTCCTCGACGGGCTTCTTGACCACCGAGTTGTAGGCCGACAGCGCCTGCGTGTCGGTCAGGCCTTCGGTCTTGACGCCGGCGGCGTTGAGCGCGGCAATGATCTGGTCTTTCACGGTGTCAATCTCCTGTTGGTTCGTGACGGGTTCATAGGACACCTGCCGAGTGACTTCAACAGGTTGTGCGAGCAATGCTAGGGAGCCGTTTTCTGCCTTGTGATAGTCCTGGCGCCACAGCTTTGCGTCACGGTCGGACCAGACGACATAGGAGGTAAAGACCTCGCGGATCCATTGACCGTCCCCCATCAGAGCTTGCAGTTGGGACGTGATCTGGTCGAAGCTCACATCCTTGTTGGCGAACAGGCCGCGCAGCCAGCCGATGGCGCCTTCGAAGCGCTTGTCCTCCGGGGTGATCGGCGCATTGGTCACCTCGACGGTCTCGACCTCGGCCTCATCGCCCGCAGAATTCAGGAACATGCCAACGCCCTGCTCCGGCGTGCCGGCGCCCGGCTGGTCCAGCAGGATTGCGAGATGGTCGTATTGCAGATTGGTGGCGATCGAGGTGTACTTCTTGCCGCGGCTCTCGCCGTTGGCTACCACTTCGACCAGGTTCAAGCCAGTACTGACATGGATGGCGTCGGCGTTGGTGCCGGCGATGGCTGAGTCCAGGCGCTCGACCAGCTCCTTGCCCTTGGGCGTGGCCTGGGCCATGTCGCCATTGACGACGATGTCGACCAGCGTGCGTCCGCCCTCGTGGCGCGCGTTGGTGCAGTACGCGCCAATCCAGGCGGTGGCCAGGGCCTCGCCATTCGCCGCGCTGATGAACTTGCCCGCGCTGTTCTTGGGGTGACCGGCGGGCGCGGGCTTGCCGTTGAGCCCCGGCGCGCCGGTGGCGAGCTGGTCAGCTGGATAGAGCCGGCCGTTCATCACGATGTCGTCGGTTGCGCCGCAGACGTCGCGGATCGTGTAGGTGCTGCCGGTCTTGCTGATGTTGGCCGCGTTAACGGCGGCCACGATGTGAACGCGTTTGGTGCTCATGGACTTGCCTCGTTGAGATGCAAGCCATGCTAGGGAGCACCTTTCCCGGCTAACATTTGCTTCCAAGATGAGGGAATCGGTATGGACAAATGGACTGTTTTGGTGGAAATGACCAAGGCCATAGCATGGCCTGCAGTGATAGCAGGTATTGCACTAGGCTTTCGCAAAGAGATCTCTCAATCATTTGGCGCAGCTATTAGCGCCTTCGAACGGCTAAAGAAGATTAGCTACGCAGGCGTCACAGGTGAGATGGTCGATGCTTTTTCAGCAGCTGCAATTGCGTCCGAAGAAAAAGTCGACATCACGACAAAAAAGCTTGTCAATGAAGAGCTTACGCCCGAAGAGCGGGAAAGACTTGTTAATGAACTTAAGGCAGCTACGGCTGAATCAGATCAGCTACGAAAAGCAGTTAACAACCTAACTGCAGTTCAATCTTTAAATTCACCGAACCCTTCAAGTGTCGTAATGCTCAATGTGGCGATGAGAGGGCTGCGCGAGATAGTTGATGAACTCACCCCCGACAAGATCATCGATCTAGACAAATCAAAGAGACACGACGAGCTTTACTTCTATATTGACAAATTCATCAAAGAATCCACCAAAAAAGACAGAGCATTTTCGAAAATTTTCCCAATCACAATTACTTCACTTCGTAACTTTGGAATTATTACCAGCGATAACTCAATTACTCCATATGGAGTAAACTTAATTGTTGAAATAGCAAGCGGAAAAAGCCTTGATACTTTCCAACGATTAAAAAACAGCCATTTATCCGCTTAATTATCAGTCGCGATCCAATTTTTAACCTCAGCCTCCATCGTCTTTCTTAGGCGCTCGGTCAGAATCGGCTTGCCACTAGCATCCAGCAGGCACTCGGTCTGCCCACAATGGCAGTTGTACCGGTTTCCATCCCGCGAGTAGAACGCCCGCACCTCGTCGGTGGAGTACACGCCGCCGTTGCGCGTTGCGTGCGTGCGCCGCGTGGTCGGCAACAGCGCTGACGTCCACAGCATGCCGATTTTTATGCCCAGCTCTTCGCTGGTTGCTTCGGACTCCGCCCAGCGCGCCTGCCGCAGCGTGTCAGTGATGTCGGTCTGGGCGTATTGGCGCGCCTTTGACCTGGTGACATCCAACCCCTCGGCAATCAGCGTCGCCGCGGCGCGCGGGTTGAGCCCATCGGCCACCGCCCGGCCAATGATGCCCGCCAGCTTGCTCTGCGCCTCCCCCTTGAAGCCGGTCCAGTGCTCGTAGCTCTTGATGCGCGCCAGGCCCACACGCACGCGGTACGGCTCGCTGCGGATCACCTGATCGAGGCTGCGCGCCGTGGCGTAGACGGATGACAGCTGCGCCAGGTTGGCAGCGCTCTGCGCCGTGCCCAGCTGCGCAGCCTGGTCGACAAAGGGATTCCACCAGAACAGATACCGCGGCTCGCGGCCGTCCTGCAGCCAGCGCGCCAGCGCGGCCTGGATCGCCAGCATGGTCTCGTCCATCACCTCGGGAGTGATTCCGTAGCGCACCATCGCGGCCTCGTCGTTCAGGGCGTAGACCGGGATGCGTTCGAAGATGGTCAGAACTTCCTTGCGCAGGCCGACAAAGCGCTGCTCGATCTGCCCCAGAGCCTTGCGCAGCAGCGTCGTGGAGCCGGTGCGGTCGCGGGGCGTGCCAGGGATGGCCGGGTTACGCGGGCGCTCGCGCATCTTCGCCCTCTGGATCCTGTCCTTCTGCTGGGTCGCCCTCGGTCGGCATGCCGTCGCCTGTGCGCTGCTCGAAGTCCATTACTGCGCGCAGCTCGTTGGCATCGAACAGCGGCTCGGTTAGCCCCGCCTGGAACGCCTGCTGCATGGCGGCCGTCATCTTGCCCAACAGCTCTGCCTTGTCCTTCTCGCTCGGTGCATTGACCGGCGGCCACTCCACCTCGAACTCGCCCGCATCGATCAGGCCGGCAGCCTGCAGGCGGCGCACCAGTTCCTCGAGCATGGGCGTCAACTCCACCTCCTGGCGCGATGCGCAGCGGTTGGCGAAGTCGGATTTGTCCTCGTCGCTGGCCAGGCGTCCGGTCTGCTGGCCGAACAGGACGGTGAACGGGATGCGAACCGATGCGGAGAATTCGTTTGCGGCGATGGTCCACGGGCCTGTGGGGTCGCTGATGCTGGTCTGCAGCGTCGAGGCCTCGCCGCCCTGCATGACGATAGATGCGTCGCTATTGCGATTCAGGGCTCGAGCCTGAGATTCGTGGGCGTCGCGCACCGATATTGGCTCGCCACCTTCGGACCCGGCAATGGCCATGGGCATGCCGCCGGCGTCGTACTTGAACACAATCGTGCGCGCACTGTTCTTCAGGTAGCTCTCGCCTGAGCCACCGGCGATCTTGTCCAGGTCCACTAGCCGATTGAAGCCAGCGCGTAGCAGCGGCACGCCCTCGAAGAAATCGCCCACCGATCCCTCGGCCAGGATCTGCACACGGCTGGGGTGTACATCAGCCCACTCCTCGGGCCGGCCTTGAGTGTCCACGCCCGGCAGCGCCATGCGGCGGTATTGGAACATCGAGGGCGTGCCGTAGTTCTCGGCGGTCGCATCGCTGTGCCAGGCCGTGACCTTGATCTGGCTTTCGTAGACCGGGATCAGGTCAACCAGCCGCGTGGCGCGGTCCATGGGTTCGCTCAAGGCCTTGCCGTCGCCTACCCGGTAGATCAGCGCCGCATAGCGCCCCACGAGATTGCGCCGATCAAGGTCGCGCAGCTTGGCCCAGGCATTGATGCTGCGCAGCACCTTGGCGGTCTTCTTCTCCCATGCCGATTCTTTGTCGCTGGCCGGGCTCTTGATGCGCGGGAGCTTCTGCCAGCAGCCATCGAGCAGCTTGTGCACGGCGCCGTGGGCAGCGCCGCCGCGCTCATAGGCGGCCAGCAGCATGTCGAAGGAGATGGCGTCGCTGTAGCCGTATTGCGTCCATGCCGTGGGCCGCTTGGCGTCGAGGCCCAGGCCGCCCAGGAACTCGGCGCGCGCCCGGGCGACTTCATAGGAGTTGGTGACGATGTCTGTCATTCACCCCATGCTAGGGAGCATCATGGATTCCGGATGGGAAGGTCTGATGTGCCTGTGCACAGCTTGTACAAGGCCTTTATCTCGACAAATGCAGCAGTCACGTCAGACTCTGCTCGCTCTGCGAGCATCTGGAAACGCTCATGTGGTGGCATATTTCTGGCCATTCCCCGCCCACCAAGAATCATTGCCCTGATGCGGTCAACACGGCCCGTTGCGTCATATGCGGCCACCACTTGACTGTAGAGCTGATCACTTAGTGATGCCACTTCAATCAGAATTTTGTTCAACCCTGAGCGGTCGAGCGGTGGAATCGGAAGGACCGTCCGGACATTGGAAAAGGTCGTCATTTGTTGAATCACCAGCTCAGGCGTGCCGTCTTGCGTGTATTCAATCGCTAGTACCGTAGGCTCAGGGCCTACCTCAGCCTCTTGCACGGAGCTGACAGCGCTCTCGATGACAGCCAACACGAAGCCGAGCATCTCGCACTCCCGGGCGATTACTCTCTTATATGCGCCGATCCTGCGTCGCTCAGCAGCACGACGACGGAAGTGCTCCAACACCTCCCGAAAAGCAAACAGAGCTATTGCGGCAACAACTGTTACCGGGAAAATGCTAGATATCTCCACATCGATCCCTATGTAAATATGCCCACCTGCGGGTGCACCAGCTGGTTGAAGCCACGCGCAGCCGCATCCACCTGATCATCGTACTTGCCAAACGGAAACATGCGGCACTCGTCGGTGAACGCCTTGTTCCAGGGCGCGCGTAGCATCAGCACATTGCCCGCATTGATCTGGCTGGCCATGGGTGTAGCGCGGACCACCTTGTCGCCAGTTTCCGGGCTGAAGTGCACGTTATGCCCGGCCAGCAGCTTGGCAAATGCGGCCACCTGTGACTTGCCTGCTGCGCCTGGGTCCTGCGGCAAGCTCTGCTTGAGCATGCGGCCATCGGCCACGGCCGTGTTCTTGATCAGGGCATCGCGCTTGTTGGTCTCGAACTGCTCGCGCTTCATGTCGGCGATGATGTACCGCCCATCGCTCAGCCGGCCCACCTTGCCGCCGGCGGTGTGGTCGCCCGTGGTTGAAGCGCCCAAGTCCCAGCCGCGGCACCACTCGACCACGTTGTGCGGTATCGCGTCCACCACCTGCAGCATGTCGGGCTGGATCGTGCCGCCGGCGGGCGGTGCCGGCCGCTGCCGGTACTGGCCGGCGAACACATAGGGCGCGGCCTTCTCCATGCGGCGCAGCGTCTCGGCGTCGTGCTTCTCGGGCCATAGTGGCGTGCCGTCGTCGTTCCACACCGACAGGCAAAGGTTTTCCCACACCTCGCCATTGCCGCCAGCAACTGCCGGGCCCTTGCCGTCCACACCGCGGTCACCCAGCAGCCAGCCGGCCAGGTCTTCCTCGTGCAGCCGCTGCATGATCACGATGATCGGCGTGTCGGGGCTGTTCTTCCGGCTCTCCAGCGTGTTCTGGAACCAGTCGATCACACCCTTGCGGATCACATCCGAATTCGCCTCGTCGGCCTTGTGCGGGTCATCAATGATGATGGCGCCGCCGAAGCCGTCTCGGTGCTTGCCCGCGCCGAAGCCGGTGATGGTGCCCCCCGTGCCGGTGGCATACATCACCCCGCCCTCGCTGCTCTTCCAGTGGTGCTGAGCATCGCTGGCCAGCTGCAGCCCGGGGAAGATCTCGCGATAGCCCTCGTGCTGCACCAGGCCGCGCACGTTGGTGCTGTTGTTGGTGGCCAGCGCGCTCGAGTAGCTGGCGTGGATGAACTCGCAGTCGGGCACCTTGCCGAAGCACCAAGCGATGAAGTTCACCACAGCCAGCTCGGTCTTGGAATACCGCGGCGGCACGTTGATCACCAGCCGCTTGCACTCGCCGCGGTAGACCCGCATCAACGCATCGCATATCAGCTGGTGGTGCCGGGCCCGCTGCCACACGAAGTTCTTGCGCTGCAGGAACATCCAGCGCGAGAAGCTGTACAGGTCCTCCCGGGCCCAGCCCACGGCCGCCAGGCGCTCGGCCGGGCTAAAACTTGGCCTGGACACTCTCGACAACTTCCTTCAGCTGGCCCGGGGTGACGTTGTACTGGTTGGCGGGCCCATTCACGTTCAGCTCCTTGACCGTCTCCTTGTTCGCGGCCAGCAGGTTCAGGGCAATGCTTGCGCTGTCGTTCGCCAGCTTGGTCAGCGCCGCCACGCCCTTGAGGCTTTCTATCGACTTCAGGGGCTCGGCGTCATCCACCTTCGACACTTCGCTGTTCGCCAGCGCGCTCAGGCGATGGGCAGTCTGGGCGCCGTACTGGGCAGCGCTGGCCAGGTTGTCGCTGATGGCGCGAAGCTTCGAGGCTAAGTTAACGGCAATCAACTGTTCAGAAACGGGCAGCATTGCAAGGGCGCGTTCAGCCGTAACTACTTGATTTGCAACGGACTGGATAGTTTCTGCGCGTTTCGAAACTCGGCTGCTGATGGCGGCTCGAGATACGCCAAACTCCCGGGCAAGATCGGCAGCCTTCTCCCCTGCCAACAGGCGCTTGGTGATCTCAGTCCACTGTTCCGGCTTAAGCTTTGATGGCCGTGCCATGGCCTACGCGCCCTCACCGGTGCCTAGCAGCGCAATCAGCTTCTCGCTCTTGGTGCGAGCCTTGGCAACGGGCCGGGGTGGGCGCTGGCGGGCGCGGCGCTGTTCCTCGCGTCGGTAGTCCTCTGCGGTCCAGCGTGCCGGGTATGCGGCCCCCTCCACCCGCAGGACACCCTTTGTAGGCTGCATGCGGGATGCGTACTTGCCGGCCTTTGGCGAGGATGTTGCTGCGGTGCTGGATCGGAGCTTGAGCATGCTGGTAGCGAGATTGAAGACGGAACACGGTGCGGATACCGCCTCCGAAGGGATGCCCTGCCCCACGCGACCCTTCACGCGCCGGATGGTCAGAATGGGATCGCGCTTGCTGGCTTTGGCCTTGCTCGCCTTCCCCTTCGGCTTGGGCGTAGGCACCGGCGCGCGGGCCGGTTGGCATTTCGTGGGCACAAGCCAAGGGAAAAGCGGCAGGGTGTAGCTGTCCATGCTACGGAGGCGAGGTTTACGGTGCAGGCTCAAAGGATGGGCTCCCTCGCGTGTTTCTTCGGTTTCTTGGTCTTGGCCCTGTAGCTATCGCGAATCGCGCGTAGGTCGTCGCGCGTCCACTTCACCACCGTGTTGTCAGCCTCGAGCGCCTCGACCCGGGCCAGGCCGATACGCGCGATGAGCCGGGCTCGATACTCCACGGCGTTGCCTGCCAAGAACTTGTTGTCGTGCTTGGACTGGACGTGGCAGTTGTCTTCGTTGAAGCGCAGATGCGATGCGGCACCGGTGGAGCGGTAATGGCCGGCATCGACCTGGTTGCCAGACCAATCGAGCGGACGGCCAGAGCTGATGCAGGGATGGCCGGCCTGGCGGTCGCGCTCTCGGATGAATGCGTTGAATGCATCCTGAGCCTCCTTGATTAGGTCGGGGATGCGCTTGGCGGCCTCCTTGCGCTGGCGCGTCTCAGCCCGCTCGACCTTCGCCTTGGCACGCTGCTCCCGGGCCTTCTTCTGGTCCTGCTTCTTGCGATATGCGGCAATCCATGCGTCCTTGCATTCCTCGTGCAAGACATGTCGGGCCTTGTCCTCGGGCATGCGCACCTTGCAGTGCTTGCAGCGGTTTGGCTTTGAGCTCTTCAGCATTCTTCCACCCACAACTTGAATCGCACTTCCCTCTGCGCGCCGAATGCTTCCATCAGCATCTGCAGCTCAGCCATCTCGGCCTTCGTCATGCGGCTGGTGGACTGGCCGCAGACGACAAAGCCACCATCCAGGCCGGGCACGACCTTGGTGCGCTTGAGCGCGGCGCTGAAAACATCCTTCCACTCTTCGGACGTCAAGCGGTGGCCATGCCACTCCACCTGCTCGCTGATGTCGGTCAGCATCGACCACAGGCGGCGGTTCTGCGCATCGCTGCGCTTCTCGGGCCGCAGCTCAAGCGTGAGGCGCTTGCCGTCGGCGATCAGACGCTTGGCCTGCTCCCATGTGTGGGTGATGGCGCGGTGGGCCTGATTCGTCTCCCACAGGGCCAGGGTCAGTCGTTCAGGCATCAGTAGCCCTCCATGTCCGCAGTCATGCAGCTGCAGCCAACGGCCACGCCGACGACAAAGCCGCAGAGGGCCGCGATGCCCATGAGCAGATAAATCATTTCAGACCTCCCAGGGCCAACAGCTGGCCGAACGGGTTGCCAATGAAACGCCAGGCACAGCTGTGGCTGATCTGCACCAGGTGCGCCGGGTTGCAGCACTGGTCGTTGACGCAGCGGACCTTGACGGGGCCGCCCCACGGCGAGGCCTTACCTACAGCTTCCAGCGCGTGCTTTTGCGCGGGCAGGTTCACACGCTTGCCGCCGCGCAGCGTGGCGATGTAGGGGCGGCCGTGGATCCTGGCGCCGGTCCAGATCCAGCAGTCGCCGTCGTGGCGGCAGCGTGCCTTGATGGCGTCGAGGGTGATGGCGGTGTTCATGCGCGCTGCTCCACCGGTTGGACATTGGCAAGCAGGCGCATGGCGTGCGCGGGAAGCGTGGAGATCAGCGTCTTGCCGGCCTGACTGCCGTTCTTCAGCACCGCGATGGCCTTGGCCTGGTCACCCACCAGCGCCGGACGCGGGAGTGGGATACCGCGGCTGGTGAACTCGAAGTCTGGCGAGCGGTCGCCTGCCAGGCGCCGCTGGTACTCGAACTTGCCGCGGCCGGTATAGGCGCGGTGGGCCTCCTGAAACCGATGCTGCAGAAACGACAGTTCCTTGAGTTCGGTGCGACACACCTTGGGCCAGCCGCCGAGATCCTCGATCACGGCATGGATCGCAGGGTCATCAAACACCACGTCGGTATAGCCACCCACCGAGGTCATGGCCTCGAGCGTCTTGCCCCAGGCAAGCGCCGCGCGGTCCGTGGTCGTGCCCGCGAGCACTTTCACGATGTCGGCCACCTTGGGCGCGAACTGGCCGCGGTCGGGGTCGGTGGCGTGGCGCTGCAGCGCGGTCGAGATCTGCTCGAGCTCGAAGTTCGCGCACGCGCCCCACCAGACCTGCACCATGAACGTCGACACGTCCTTGCCGTAGTAGGCCATAACGTCCGTCAGGAGGTCGGTGAAGGCATCGGCTTGCTCAGTTCGCATGGGATTCTCCTTGTTGGGCCGCTTGGGCACGGATTGCTGCTGCAGCCTCACGGCCGATTGCACGGTTGCGCTGCTCGAGCGCCTCCTGCTTGTTGGGGGCACGCGTACCGCCGGGCTGCGCCCCGGGCCTGCTGGCCAGGGTGGCCGCCAGCTCGCCGGCCTCGCGCGTCTCTCGCTCCACGATCGACAAGGCGTAGCTGAAGTTCTTCCCGCTATCCAACGCTTTTTGCACGGCGTCTTGGAACTGGCCCACGGAGACGCCGGCGTTCAGCAGCGTGTTCAGCTTCGCATTGCTAGGGTTGACCAAGCCGATGCCCATGCGCTTTACAACCAGGCACACCGCGCCGGCCAGGGGATGGCTGCCGCTACCGGTGTTGCGTGGCAGCTGGTGCGGCTCTGGCGGGTCTGCCAGATGGGGCATGCCATCCGGATCGAGTGGCTCGTACCCCGCCCGCCCCCCTTGGGGGGTAAGGGGGGTATTTACATTGGTATTGGTTATGGGATTGGGATTGGTAGAGATAGCCGTTGCAGCTGCGTCACCAGAAACGACCTGTTCGCGTTGCAGGTCCGTTTCAGGTGTTTTCGGTTTCGCGTTGCAGGTCGCGTCGTGAAGCCGTTGCAGTTCCTTCATGGAAACGTCCCAGGCCGGCACGACGCCGAAGGGCCGCAGCGCTTCGAACATGGCCGCTCGACGCTCGCGGTAACGGCGCATGCGTTCGCTCTCGTGCTGGTTCTTCTCCTCCTGTGCCGACTGCTTGACGCGCATAGCGTCGATCTCGCGATCAGCGCGTGGGCTGATCCAGCCAGCTTCCGTCTGGTGGAAGAACTCGTGCAGCACCACCTCGACGGCTTGGCGTTGCTCAGCTGTCGATGCAACCACCAGGCGGCAGATTGCGCGCAGGTCGTCGGGCAGCGGCTCCTCCCGCGTGTAATAGACGTCCAGCAGGCGGCGATAGGCGCAGTCCTCTTCCCAGGAAAGGTGCCGCGTCGCGCTGGCGTAGTCGCCAATATGGAAGGCGTAGAAGTTCACACAGCCTCCCAGACGCGGGCGCCGCCGCGCATCAGGTCGACGCCGCCGCGCTGCACCACGCGGGCCTTGCCGGCCTTCTGGAGGTCGGGCAAGCGGCGGTCGATCTGCACCACGGTCAAGCCGGTGGAGATCTGCAGTTCGTGGGCGGTGGCCGGGCCGCGCTTGGTCAGCTCGGCAAGGATGCGCGCGCAGTGACCGCCAGCAAACTGCGGCGTACGCTCAGCGGCCAGCACGCTGGACAGCGGGTCATGGGCGCGAACGAGGTGGGTTACGTTCACAGCTGCGCCCTCCCCGCGTTATCTGCAGCGTGCTCGGCCTTCAGCGCCATGGCAACCGCCTGCAGGGCGGCCACGGCATGGCCAATCTCCTGCAGCACCTCGCGCTTGTCGTTGTCGCTGATGTTGCCGTCAGCCTTCGATTTCGTGACGGCCAGCAGGACGTCGGCGCTTTCGTGAATGGCGTGGGCCGTTGCCTTGGAAAGGCCGAGCCTGTCCTCACCCATTTCCACCACGGGCAAGATCAGCATTCCGGCCTTGAACGAGAACACCGTGCCCAGGGCGTGCGCCTCCGGGCTGCCAGCCTCGTGGCACATCGTGGCGATCTCCTCAGCGTCGGCCAGGCCGAGCTTGTGGTGGGTCGAGGCGCCGCTGAGTTCCTTGCGCAGGACCTCGTCGGATTTGCCAAGGCGGGCAGCCAGCGCGGCGCGGCCGCCCGGGTAATTGGCGACCATGCGTCGCAGTGCGTCGAGGGAATTCATGTCCGGGCTCCCGAAAAACGGACGTTGCAGCCTTGGCGGCCAAAGCCGACACTTGCTGTAACAAACAAAGAGAGAGGGAAAACCAATGCAGCAGCACTCCAAGCCTGAAACGCTGACACCCGAGCAGGTGCTGGCAGCCATTGAGCGGGCGCAGAAATGGATTGGTCGGATCGAGGCACGCGCGCTGCGTGCGATCGCGCTGGGGAAGCGCGATGTGTGAGGTTGATGTTCATCTGCGGAGCCCTACCCTGCAGTTGCCACTGCTACCTGCTGATCACGCTCAACTGACGCATTGCGCAGATACGACCAGTTGACCGAGGGGGCCAGGTCTTCACACAGGATGGGCGTTCCGAGGAGCGACGTTGCCTCCTCGATCAAGGGCGCCCAGGCGACAGGCATTTGCCGCTCGCCCTGCTTGATCTGGTTGATTAGCTGGGGCGGCTTGTCAACGGCGCGCGCCATAGCTGCCTGGCTGCCAAGCACCTCAATGGCAGCTATGAAAAATGGGTTTGGAGATGTAGCCATTGATCGATGATACAGCATTGCTGTAATTTTGATCAAGCATTGGTTGATCTACACTTCGCAACAGAAAATAAAGCGATGCTTGATAACACTGCGGACTCCATCAAAACGCGGCTTGCCAGCGCGTTCGACGCATGGAAAGACGAAGACCGGACACGAACCAAGAAACTGTTCGCGGAGATGTGTGAGCAGTCGCTGGGCTCTCCATGCACGCCGCAAACGGTTAATGGATGGTTCAAGACTGGCCGCATGGATAAGAAGTGGCTGGCAGTCGTTGCGTCGATCCTCGGGGTCGACCTCCTCACCGGAGAACGCACGAAGTTCGATGAAAACGTGCGACGCGTGCCGGCTGGTATGCGCCAGTATCCCGTCATCTCTCACATCCAAGCCGGCAGCCTTACTGAGATATCAAACCCCTACGGGCCAGGCGATGGCTTCGATGTTGAGGTTGGCGAAGACGACGCTTCGCGGTGGGCCTTCTTTCTGGAGATCAAGGGCGATTCGATGCAGCCCGAGTTCCGCCCAGGAGATCGGGTCCTCATTGATCCAGAGATTGCGCCAAGCCCCGGCGACTACGTGGCGGCCAGGAACACAAAGCGAGAAGCCACGTTCAAAAGATATCGCGTCCGCGGCATCAATGAGATGGGCCATGAGATTTTCGAACTGGTTCCACTGAACGAAGACTACCCTGTGCTGCGCAGTGATGAGCGTCACCTAACGGTCATCGGAACCATGATCGAGCATCGGCGCAAGTACCGCCGCAAGTAACACCATCCCCAGATTGGAGAAGTAGATGAGAAAAATCAGCATCGCCACACTATGCGCAGCAGCAGTGCTCTCAGCCTGCGCTACCGGCCCGTCACCCTTGGATCGACTCCGCTCCTCGTCAATCGGCGAAGTCAGGGGTCATGCGTCAATGAGCAGGGCCTTTCTTGCAGGGGGCGGCTCTGAGTCGCAGATGGAGGAGCGCGCAAAGGAGGCTATATCCAATCAGCTGAAAGATCCGGCGTCTGCTCAGTTTCGCAACGTGCGAGCAAAGCAATTTGATGACAGCTCCGTTGTCTGCGGAGAAGTTAACGCGAAAAATTCATACGGCGGTTACATCGGATTCAAGCAGTTTGTTGCATCTCCTTCGGGAGGAACTATTGAGCATAGCGGCTCCCGATATCCTCAGATAGACGCGGCGGCTAACGCTGGGATCTACTTAGCCTGCGGAGCTTGACCGCAGACTGCGACGGGGTTTGATCGCCTCGCATGCTCCGTTGGCGCGGATTCGATGGTGTTTTGAGAGGCCGCAAGGCCTGGGGCTGACTTAAAGCAAAACGAGTAGAGGTAGAAGTTGGACTCAGTTACCGAAGACGAAGCGAGAGCGCTGCTGGCCACTACGCATGTCTGCGAAGATGCGGATCTTGATGACTGGCAGGTTCTCGACAAGCCATTTGGCGCTTACAGCTTTGAGCAGGGGCTGGTCAAGGAGCCAGGCGGCGGGAACTCCGGTTTGGTGGTCCAATTGAACTTCTATCGCTCACCCGACACTAACCTGATCACCGTAAAAATGAGCGTGTTTCAGGAGCTGCGAAAGCAGCCAAAAGTCAGGGTTTATCAGCTGCACATCACGACGAAAAGCTATAACCCGGACAATTGGCACGATGAGGCGCATGAGCATTTCGGCGAGGGTCGCGCCCCTGTCCCACAATGGCGGTCTTGGCGTTCCTTCGGCGATGTCTTAGACTTTTTCTGTCAACAAACAAACATTGAATTCAGACCGGCGCTCGACGATCCAGAGCAACTGAGGCTCAAGTAATGATCTGCAAAAACTTACTCCAGATGACCGGGTTTGCCTGCCAGCCCATCAGCGAGCAAGGAGACCTTGCTAGGATCAGTACGCCCTTTTGCTTCGCCGACGGCGACCCGGTGCCCGTGTACGTTCAGTCATTTGCTAACGATGTGCATAGATTTTTCGATGATGGGCAAACATTGCTTCACTTCATTGGCAGAGGCATGAAGCTGGACAACGGGCACAGACTAAGATTCCTGGCAAACATCGCGCAGAAGCATGGCGCGGCTGTGAACGACAATGGGGTTCTAGAGCTTTTCTCGAAAGGGGACTCCCCTTCAAATGCGTTTGCGCAATACATCACATGTGTAATTGCTATCGCGCAATGGGAGTATGAGCATCAAGGAATCGACGCCAACGGCGCAGCCTTTGCGGATGAAGTAGTTCATGCCCTGCTCACCCTTCATCCAGAAAGCACTAGCACGCTGATTCATAAGCCAACCTACCTTGGAAGCTCTGGCAAGAGACATGAGCTGGACTTTGGGCTGGGCGGCAAAGGGTACATTGCTGTCAAGCCTAATCAGCAGTCTGCCGCGCCAGCTTTGTACAAGCTCGTGGACATCATCAACAGGCAAACCAACGCAGACGCACACCTGGTTGTTGTCATCGATGACAGGCATGACAAGAACGCCGCGAAGAACACCAAGCAGGTGTTCAGGAGCATCGCCAGCGACGTGATTAGCTTTAGCAGAATCGCTCCGCCAGCGCAGGCCGCAATTCACTGACAGGTTCTGCTAACGGCTCCTGGGCATCGCCGCGCCCAACAAGCCACCTTCGGGTGGTTTTTTTGCGTCTGGGCGCACCTCCCACCACAAGAAATACAGCAATACTTGATCTTTCCTCAGGGACTTAAATCATTGCTTGATTCAATACAGCATTGCTTTATCATTCACCCATCGCAGCAACAAAGCGGAAAAGCAGTGGCAGCGGTGGGTGGCACGGCATCGAACGACCTCCCAAGCTCTTGCAGCAAGCACGGCTGGGTAAACACAAGGCACCGCGGGCGGTAGCGGGATAGAAAAGATCGTCGGTCGCCCTAGTCAGTACTGCTCTGCCCCCGGATGGGATCGGCAACAGGAACTTCAAAGGTCACGCGAAAACCATCCGCTGGGTTCTGTACGGCGGTGAGGCAAACAGGGAGGCCAAGAAAAGAAACGCCCAGGCCATTCGCAAGAGTGGCAAAGCAAAAGCGTCGCGGGTCGGCGCTTTTGTTTTTCATAGGGAAACGACATGCAAACCCATGACTTTTTCACGCGATTGGTGGCCCTGAACTGCTTGGGGCCGAACATGCAGGCCAGCCTCAAGGACGCCGGCTGCATCACTGCCTACGAATGCAATTCCTGCGGCGAGGAATACGACGACGATTTCGACGCGAAGAACTGCTGCCGCCCTCAAGAGATCTACCGCTGCTCGGTCTGCCGCGAGAAGCATGACGACGAGGAAGATGCGATTTCGTGCCATCCGGGCGCCGGCGTCAACGGACAGCCCATGCAGTGCCCGATCTGCTTGGCAACCGCGGAAGACTTCGAGCAAGCCGCGAATTGCTGCCTCCCGCTGCATCCAACCATGACAGCCTGGGGCCGCACGCGGACAGCTGAGATGGTCGCCGCCGGCACACCCTGGCCCGAAGCAATGGCCGCCAACGCGCATCACTGACATGGGCCGCGGTTCAAAGCACGGCATCAACCGTGATGAGTGGGAGCAGCGCCGCACTGAGTTTGTAGCCCGCGGCCTGGATCTCCCGCAAACCAAGCTCATGCCGCTGGATGTGTCTGAGATCCGATCCGCCGCCCGCCAGCGCGACCGCCTCAAAGTGCACATCAGGGAGAACCTGAGCAATGCCGCTCTCGCAAAGAAATTCGGAGTTCATGAGCGAAGCATCGAGAAGGTGCTGAGCCGTGAGTCTTGGGCGCACGAACTGTAGCCCTCCATTTCCAGCCGCGCCCGGCGCTCCGCCCCTCCCTTTCCGGGCACCCGCGGCTCTTTATCCCCACCGGCCAGCCTCGAGCTGGCTTTTTCGTTCCTGGAGGTTCTATGAACGCTCGACACCCGCTGTCGTATATCACTGCCGACCCGGTTGTCGGCGCAACGGGCCTGGATGACGACCGACAGGCTGATCAAGACGCTCACGAAGCGATGCTGGCCGAGGCCGAGCAGCATGCGCCGCTGATCGTGCTGGCCCAGCTGCATGCGATCAAGCGGCCGGGCGACTGGTTCGAGCCCAGCATCTGCACCGGTGCGCTGTCGTCGCCTGACGAGGTCTTTTGCGAGGCTGTCGAGCAAGACGACGACAGCCGAAACGCCTACGCCGAGCTCATGGCCAGCCCGCCAGCGCAGCGCCTGCGCCAGGCCATGGCCGAGTGGTTTGGGCGAAAGCATGCGCTGGCGATCTACCTTGAGCGCGCGGGCCACGCGTGACGCGCGATATCTTGAGCATCACCCTGCAGTGTCCGCTCACGATATTGCCCAACGCGGCCTTTGAGGCGCCTCCACTTGCTAGACATTCGCTGGCCCAACTCTAGACAACCGCAAGACAAACACACCGCGCAGCCGCAGGGCAGCGCAGAAGCAATTTGAAAGCCTACCCCATGACCGACTACACAAAACTCGACGCAGCGATCCTTGCCTTGATCGCCTGCCGGCCCGTCACGTTCACGGCGATCACCTGCAACCCCGGAGTGCAGGCGCAGGTGAAGCCCCTCACTGACGCAGACCCCAAGAAGCCGGCGTTTCGCTTCGTGGATAGCCGCCTGCAGGCGCTGCGCAAGCGTGGGTTGATCAAGTACAGCGGCAAGAGTGGATGGCGGGCGGTAGCGCCGAAGGATGCCGACAAACCCGAAACCGCCTTCTGAGGCGGTTTTTTCATTCTGGAGCAAGCATGAAACTCACCTACTGGATTTTGGCCTTGGTGATCACGCTGGGCGTGGGTCACATAGCCGCGCAGGCCAGCACCGAGGCTGACCTCGAAGACGCCGCGGCGCTCAGCAGCCGCGAGTTTGCCGGCCAGGCTGTGTGCGGGCCGCGCGCCACCCCGGTCTGGACCGACGACAAGACGCTCGAGTGCCTGAAGGAACTGCCTTGAAACCCCTTCTTCACGCCCTCCTCTGGTCCGGCCTCATGGCCCTGAGCCTCGCGTCAGCGCTGCTGATCACCACCACCCCATTTACCCACTGAGGCACCCATGAACGCCATCGTCCAATCCCCTTCCCACCAGCTCAATCCCGCTGGCGGCTTCGACCTGAGCCCGCAAAACTTCGAGCAGGCGCTTACCTTCTCCACCTACCTCGCTGAGAGCGATATGGTGCCCAAGGACTTCAAGGGCAAGCCGGGAAACTGCCTGATTGCCATGCAATGGGGTGCAGAGCTGGGCCTAAAGCCTTTGCAGTCGCTGCAGAACCTGGCCGTGATCAACGGTCGGCCCGCGCTGTGGGGCGATGCGGTCATCGCGCTGGTGCTGAGCAGCCCGGTCTGTGACTACGTGAACGAGGAAGATGACGGCGAGACCGCCACCTGCCGCGTGAAGCGCAAGGGCGCCCAAGAGCAGGTGCGCACCTTCAGTATGGAAGACGCCAAGCGCGCCGGTCTGGCCGGCAAGCAAGGCCCCTGGGTGCAGTACCCAAAGCGCATGCGCCAGATGCGCGCCCGGGCGTTCGCGCTGCGCGACGTATTCCCTGATGTGCTCCGGGGCATGGCAGTGGCCGAGGAGCTGCAGGACATGGCTGCCGCCGGCCAGGCGCCAGTCACCAAAGACATGGGCCCTGCCGAGGTCGTCAACACCGCCCCGACAGAGTGGCCCGCCGACCGCTGGGCCGCTGGCCTGCCTAAGTGGCTGGACGGGATCGCCCAGGGCAAGCCCATTGCTGATGTGCTGGCCTGGCTGAACTCGAAAGCGACCGTCACCGCCGAGCAGGAAAAGCAGCTGCGCGAACAGGCGGCCAAGCGCGCGCAGGCACCGACAGCGAACCCCGACGACCTCGCCAAGGCAATGCAAGCCGAGACCGATCTGGACAAGCTCTACGAGCTGGGCGGCCTGCTGGAAGCCATCACCGACGAAGCCGCGCGCCTGCGCATCACTGAGGTTTTTGAAGCCCGCGTGGCTGAACTGGAGCAACCATGACCATGCAGATCGTTTCCCTTGTGCAAGGCAGCCCCGAGTGGCATGCCCACCGCGCGCAGCACTTCAACGCCAGCGATGCGCCGGCGATGATGGCCTGCAGCCCATACATGACACGAGCCGAGCTGATAAAGAAGCTCGCCACCGGCATCACGGCCGAGGTGGGTGCCACCACCCAACGCATCTTCGACGCCGGACACCAGTTCGAAGCGCTGGCCCGGCCGCTGGCCGAGGCCATCGCGGAAGATGATTTCTCGCCATGCGTGGGCACCAGCGGCAAGTATTCGGCCAGCTTCGACGGGCTGACTTTCATGGCCGATACGGGGTTTGAGCACAAGTCGCTCAACGCCGCGCTACGAGAAGCCATGATTGAAGGCTGCACTGGCGCCGATCTGCCGCTGGTCTACCAGGTGCAGATGGAGCAGCAAGCTATGGTTTCGGGCTGCGGTCGCGTCCTGTTCATGGCCAGCAAGTGGAAGGCGGCCCCCGAGACCGGCGAAATGGTTCTCGTCGAGGAGCGCCACTGCTGGTACACGCCGAACCTCGAATTGCGCGCGCGCATCGTTGCCGGCTGGGAGCTTCTGGAGAAGGATGTGGCCGCCTACGAGCCGCCCAAGGCTGAGCCCGTCGCCGCCAAGCTCCAGCAGGCCTTGCCCGCGCTGCGCATCGAGGCCAGCGGCACTGTAACCGCCAGCAACCTGGATGAATTCCAAGCGGTGGTGCTGGATCGGATCAACGCCGTGAATATGGAACTGGTCACCGACCAGGATTTTGCAGACGGTGATGCCGATGGCAAGTGGCTGCGCGACGTTTCGGCCAAGATGAAGGAGGCTGTGCAGCGCGTTCGCGGCGGCATGGAAAGCGTGGACGAAGTGCTGCGCGTTCTGGAGCAGCTGGACGATATCGCCACCAAAAAAGCCATCGCCATCGAGAAGAAGGTGAAAACCGAGAAGGATGTGCGAAAGGAGCAGATCGTGCTGTCTGCCCAGCGCTCTCTGGATGAGCACATATCCGAATTGAATCGCACCCTGGGCGCGCGCTACCTTGCCAGCCCGGGTCCTGTATTTGCACCGGTGGTCAAAGGCCTCAAGTCGCTGGACAGCATGAGCGACAAGGTGCAGGCCGAGCTGGGCAACCAACAGGCGAATGCAAACGCAGCGGCGGCCCGCTACAAGGCGAACCGCGCGCACCTGGTGCAGGCTGATGGCGACTGGATCAACCTGTTCCCAGACTTCTCAGTCTCGGGCAACAAGGTAGCCGAGGACTTTCAGGCGCTGGCAGCGCTGCGCATAGGGAACCAGAAGCAGGCTGACGCCCGCCGCATGGAAGCCGAGCGCGAGAAGATCCGCGCCCAGGAGCAGGCAAAGGCCGAAGCGGCGGTGCGCGCTGAGCAAGAGCAGAAGCGCCTGGCTGAAGAAGCCGAAGCCGCCGCAGCGCGAGAGAAGGCGCTGCGGGCTGAGCGGGAGGCGCAGGCCGCCATTGCCGACGCCCACAAGGCCGAGGCGCTGCCAGCGCCGCTGCTGAGCGACCTGAGCTCTGTTGCAACGCATGTGCGAGACCAGGCATTAGCCGGCATCGATGCCGGTCTGGTGATCAGCGCTGCGAAGGATGGTCCCGCGCCAGTCGACACCGACGAGACCATGACCCTGGGCCAGATCAACACCCTGATCGCACCCATCAAGATCGACGCCGCCGGCATGGCCGAGCTAGGCTTTACCGCCACGACCATCAAGGCCGCCAAGCACTACCCGGCCAGCGCGATGCCTTGCATCCTGGCCACCATGGTCAAGCACCTGCAGGGCGTGATGACCACAGCCTGATCGAACGTTCTTCCCGACCCATGCCCGCCACCGTGCGGGCATTTTCGTTTCACCACCAGAGGCAACTATGACCTTCCAAAAGACCCCCGCCGCCGCATTCGCCGACAAGGAATATGCGCACATCCCCCTCACCGCCGTGGAATCCAATCAGGTGTCAGCCATCGGCTACGACGCGGCAAGCGGCACGATGGCCGTGACATTCAGCCGCGGCCCGGGCCATGTCTACCACTACCCGAACGTTTCGCCCGAGTTGCACCAGCAGTTTGTGAATGCCGAATCCATCGGTAAATTCTTCGGGCAGAACATCAAGGCGTTGCCCTTCGATAAGTTCCCTGCGGCAGTGCTGGAGCAGGCCAGCGCCGACTGAGGCAAGTAATTAACCCCACCAACCAGACAAGCCCTCCCGCGAGGGCTTTTTTGCACCCAACGCCATGACCAAGAAAAAATCGGCGGCCCCTTCCGCCCTGTCCAAAACAGTCCCTCCGTCGCAATGGTCGAAGATCAAAGCGGCGGAGCGCATCACCTACGACCAGGGCGCGCCCGACCGCGCGCGCTGGCAGAAGCCCGGCACCTACGCCGGCGGCGAACTGTCGTACCGCGGCCAGCAGCCGCGCCGGCCCATCATCTCGCTTGCCGGGCGGCCGCTGTGATCAAGCCGACCATCCGCATGCGTCACCGGCGCAGCTGCGCGGCGGGCCGGGCCATCCTTGTCGATGCGGTCTACGCCGCCTTCGCCAAGTCGAACCGTGGCCGCCACGTCAAGCAGTCGCTGCTCGCGATCAAGGCGGGCGTAATGTCCACCCATACCGTCGACAAGCTCCAAGCCCGGGGCCAGCGCGGCACACTTAACGCGCACCTGTACCTGCAGGAGCACATCTGCGACTTGCTGGAGGGCCGCGGCACGGTCGACACCCTGAGCCTGCTGCATTCGTGGATCGGGCACATGCTCTATTGCTGCGCGCACCGGCGCAAGGGCTACAAGCCTGGCCACATCGAGCGCGCCTGGCTGGATCACAGCATCCGCCAGCTGTGCGCCGGCCGCAGGGCCACGTTGTCGGCATGGCTGCGCTACCAGCGCACCGCGCGCGTCGGCTTCGCGGGCCCGGAGCTGGCGCCCTTCAAGGGGGGTTGCGCCGAGGGGTTCTTTGTGGCCGAGCGGATCAGCAAGACCGAGCTGCGGGCCGCATACGCATTTGCCGACGCCAAGGCCGTCCGCCAAGGGCTGACGCTCAAGCAATTGGAGGTTGCACTGTGACCCAGCACCAACCGACCCGCGCCGAGCGCGACCTACCCGCCGCCCTGCGCGCCAGCGAAGAAGCCCGGGCCGCCCGGTTCCGCGAGCTGGCCGCGCAGCCTGCCGATCCAGCCATGCCCCGCCGCTGCATCAGCTGCGGCGCGGTGGCACCGGCTGAGTTGCAGGAGGGCGAAGGCCTGCCGTGCGGGCACTGAGCAACGGAACGATCAAGAGGCCGCTTCGTCAGTTGGAGGCGCATCTTCCTCAACCACATCGCGAAAACCTCGGAATTTATAGACGCGTTTTACAACTCGCTTCCCTCCGCCAGATGCCCCCGCAGTGATGGTTTGCCCTTCGGCTTTAATTCCCAGGCTGCCATTTGCAGAGGTGTCATAAAACTCCTCTATTTCCACTTCCTCAGCAACAAGGATGCGCTCCGCGATAGCGAGTTCCTGAGCAACTCGAGCCTCATCACGAGCCATAGCCATTTCAAACTCTTTTCTACGAGTCTGGTCCTGAAGCTCGTCGATGGTGAGTGCGCGGCCGATCCCTTTCGCTATCTCGCTACCCCCCACTTGAGCTGCAAGATGCCGAAGCAAGGGAGCTGCTGGGAAAAGCGCGTCCACAAATTTGGTATTAATTTTTCGCATGCCTTTTTTCGCAATACCTTGAGTAGCTGTGTGAAACCATCTTAGCCGAACAATTTGATACAGAGGTTGTTGCTGCCGTTTCTGATTTAAATGCCCGCCCCTTGCGGGCTTTTTCATTTTTGAGGACGTCCATGAAGCGTGACGCATTCACCCTGCCGCTGGAGCAGACCGTGGCCGTGCTATTCGCCCGCGCGGACAGCATCTACAAAACGCTGCACGGCACCGATGTATGGGACATCGAGCGCAACGCCAAGCTGTGGCCAGGTGGCGCGCCGGTAGTTGCGCACCCGCCCTGCCGGGCCTGGGGCCGGCTGCGCAAGTTCGCAAAGCCTCGCAAGGGCGAAAGACAGCTGGCAATCTGGAGTGTTCGGCAGGTGCGCCGGTTTGGCGGCGTGCTCGAGCATCCGGTGGGCTCCCTACTCTGGAAGAAAGCGGGCCTGCCGCCGCCAGGACAGGTGGACCGCTACGGTGGCTGGACACTGCCCATCCATCAGAACTGGTGGGGGCACAGGGCCGAGAAAGCCACGCTGCTTTACATCGTCGGCTGCGCGCCGGGCAACACCCCCCCAATCCCGCTTCGGCTGGGCGAGGCAACCCATGTGGTGCAGAGCAGAAAGCGAATTGACCACCGGCCCCACATCACCAAGGCCGAGCGAGAACACACCCCGCCAGAGCTTGCACGATGGCTTTGCGAGCTGGCCCGCAGATGCGCGATCAGCCGCCCGCCTCAATGGCGCGGGCCAGTGCCCGAACACTTAGAAGCCTCCTGCAGCCGCATCCATTCGTCCAACGCTTCGCGAATCGCGGTGCGGTAACCCTCCGACTTGGAGGCGTCGCTTATCTGCTCCAAGTAGAACGGCAAGTCTTCGGGATTTTTATGCAGCGCTCGAAGCACGGCTTCTGAGATGAGTTTTGAAGCTAAGTCGTTCACACGACCTCCTGCGATTTCCAACAGCACGGGTGCCGCACGAACGCATTATAGTTTTTCTACATAACCAATTAACTGTCAGTAGTAGGCCCGCACTAGCGGGCTTTTTCTTTGGAATGACCCGACATGACCAAGACCCCAAACGCCACGCCCCAGCCGAATTATCCGGATCAGATAATTTCCGATAAACCGCAGCCCGGGGCAGAGCATGCGGCGCTATTCGCCGCACATTTGCGGCGAATGGAGCAGGAGGCGCGCGAGCTCCCTGGACCGAGCCCCACGGCCGGGATGAACCTGGGCCAGCGCATCCTGCACGTCGGCGGGCGCGAAAACGAGGCGGGCTACATCGAGTTCGGCAGCGTTGCGGCCGTGCGCGCCCTGGTCGGTCAGGTGCTTCGCGACCTGCAGCCTACCCACCCTCTGCAGAGCGCGGAGCCGGCAGCCCTGGCCGAAGTGAGCAAAGAACAGTACGCGCGTATGTTCGGCGCAGCGTGCGATGCACTCGGCCAGATCAGCGACCACCTGGGCATTGACTCCGACATCAACCCCGGTGCCGAGCCCATCATCGAAGCCATCGATGAGCTACGCGCATGCGGCACGGCGCAGCCACAGACCTATCCTGTGCTGGATGGCCAGTGGCGTCGCCAAATGGTGGATGGCACGGTGCTGGTCCGCGATGAGATGGGCTGCGGCGATCACCCCGCCTTGCCGATGCTCGAGGAAGACATGAACCCCCTGCAGTTCTTCGGCGCGCTGGGCATTGAGCTGACGGGAAGCATGGCCGAAAGCCAGATGGACGCTGACGCCTACGAAGCCATGGTCGAGGCCTGCGATTCCCGCGTATGGACTCCTGCACGGCCTGACGGCGAAGGCTGGGTGCTAGTGTCTATCTTCGAAACCGAGGACGGCCCGGCCGCATGGTGGATTCGCGAGGCTTTGCCAGCGAAGCCGGAGCGAAAGAGCCGCAAGGCCGCCGCCCAGGCGCTAGAGGGTTCGGACGTTCAGCGTGCAGTGCTGGCAGAGCGTGAGCGCATCTGTGCGGCCATCCAGGCCGAAGACGACTATTGCGTCACGCAAGGCGACTACATGCTGGATTCCAACGATTGCATCAAGGTGGCACGCGGAGAATGGGTGCGCCCCGTTTTCGACGCAGCCCGCGCTGCGCAAGGGGGTGCGTGACCATGCAGCACGTCGTCTGCTACTCAGGCGGGCACAGCTCGGCGCTGGTGGCGCTCGAAGTCGCGGCGAAGTTCGGCACGGAAAACCTTGTCCTGCTGAACCATGACATGCATTTCTCCGTTGAGCACGCCGACATCAAGCGCTTCAAGACGGATGTGGCCGCCCATCTTGGAATGGCCCCCACGTTTGCGAGCCGCAGGAATGCAACGCAGGACCAGTTCGACGTTTGCGTGGAGTCCAAGGCCTTCAAGGTGAACAACGGTGAGGAGCTGTGCACGGCGCGCTTGAAGACCGAGCCCTTTATGGAGTGGCTGGCCGCGAACGCCGACCCGGCGAACACCATCGTCTACTACGGCTTCGACGCAAACGAACCCGGCCGCATTCAGCGCCGAGCCGGGATCATGGGTGCACAGGGTTGGAAAACCGAGTACCCGCTGATCTGGCAGCACCCTAAGTTCCAGAGCACCGAAGTACTCGGCATCCCTCGCCCGTGCACCTACAGCGTGTTCAAGCACGGCAACTGCACCGGCTGCCTCAAGGCGGGCTGGCAGCACTGGTACATCGTGTACTGCACGCGGCCAGACATCTGGCTCAACGCCAAGTGGGCAGAGGAAGAAATTGGCCACGCCATCCACCATGACGGCGACCAGCCGGTCTACCTGGAAGACATGGAGCCGCGATTTGCCGCCATGAAGGCGTCAGGCATCCCCGCGACTGAGCACATACCGCATCAGCGGTTCTGGGCCCAGGCAAACAAGATCATCAAGATCAAAGCAGTCCAGCAGGAATTGCCATGCGAATGCATTTTTTGAAATTGACCACGCGCGGCCAGGCGCAGAAAGACCAGCCATGACCACAGCACAAGACCAGCGTTTCGACGTTGAGGCGCAGCACGCGGCCGAAGCCATCGCCATTTACAAGGCGGTGACGGGCAAAGGTGATGCCGCATACAGCACTGAATCGCCCAGCGAGTGGGGAAAGTGGGAGCGGGCCGCTATTGCTGCGGGCGAGTGCCGCAAGCGGATCGCCGCGCGCACCCTACCCGCACCCGAGAACGTCCGCGCGGGCGAGCCCTACGACAACCCGGCATTCGAGGATCTGGCCAGGACCATGGGCGTGTGGGGGACGGCGCAGGCCGCACTTTGCGCGCAGTTCTTCCTGGCCGGGCACGGCGCGCAAGTGGCGCCGCTGACAGACGAGCGCATCCGCCAGCTCGATGATGCAACGAATTTCCACGAATCGCACACATGGTCGATTCGCTTCGCCCGCGCCATCGAGGCCGAGCTGAGAAAGAAGGTCACGCCATGA